CCTATTTTTTCCCCCGGCGGGACTTTTCGGAGAAACTTTTCACCCCCTGATGATCCTCCGGGGGAAACTTTCGTCAAGCAAGCTCCCCTCCTTCCCCCGTACCCCCATCCACCCCTAGACTTTCTTGTCATGAACCTGCTGAAGGGAGTTGAAAACTGTGCCTGCTCGTCGACAAAGTGGTTCGGAACCCCGTCCTTCTCGAGCCAGACCGGCCACAACTCCAGAGGCTCGTGAGAACCAACTGATCTCAAGGGCCATGAGGCTCGCCGAACAGCAACTGGAGGACGGTACTGCGTCGGCTCAGGTCATCACGCACTACCTGAAGCTGGGTTCGAGCAGAGAACGGATCGAGCAAGAACGTCTCCGGCATGAGAACGAGCTTCTGAAGGTCAAGCGCGAAGCGTACGAAGGACAGAAGCGGATCGAAGAGCTGTACGTCAACGCCATCCAAGCCATGCGTGCTTACGGCGGACACGGAACGGTCGACGATCAAAATGAGTAGGAGTTACTCAGAGCTGAGGCAACTCGAAACGTTCGTCGAACGCTTCCGGTACCTCGCTCTCCGGGGCAGTGTCGGTCAGTCAACCTTTGGCTTCGACCGATGGGTGAACCAAGGCTTCTACACATCGCGAGAGTGGCGACAAGCAAGAGACGGGATCATCGTCCGGGACAACGGATGCGACCTCGGCCTCGATGGCTACGAGATCCACCATGGTCTCTATATCCATCACCTCAACCCGATCACTCTCGAGCAACTCGAGGACGGAGACGACTGCCTCCTTGATCCGAACAACCTTATTACCGTCACGCACCGAACCCACAACGCCATTCACTACGGCGACGAGAAGCAGCTAGTTCAGCCGGTCGTCGACCGCAGACCTGGCGACACGAAACTCTGGTAAGAGGAGGACTGATGGCCGAGAAGAAGGACGAGACGCCCGAGGGTGGCCCGTGCCCGCCGCTCGAATCCGTCACGGAGGAAGAGAAGCCCGACACGGAACTCGCCAACGAGAGCGACGCGGACTACGACGCGGAAGAGACCGAGCAGGAGGGCACCGCATGACCACCTTCGCACACGCCAGCTCCAAGCTCGGCAAGGTCACCGGCGCCACCAAGTCGAGGGCCAAGGAGATCTTCGACGCAGCGCAGAAGGCCGGACACGACGTCTGGTTCATGTGGGGCTACGACGGCAACGCCAGCAACACCGAGCACCACAGCGGCCGAGCCCTGGACTTCATGGTCCGCAACAAGGCGGCGGGCGACTGGATCCGGAACTACATCTGGGCGAACCGGTCCCGGCTCCGGCTCCAGCACGTCATCTGGTACCAGAAGATCACCTCGACCACCACCTACCCCGGCGTCGTCCGTCAGATGGCGGACCGCGGCAGCGTCACCGAGAACCACAAGGACCACGTCCACGCTCTGTTCTTCACCGGGAGCTACACCGCCCCGTCCAAGGACAGCGGATCGTCGTCCGGCTCGAAGAAGTCCGTCACCGACGTCGCCAAGGAGATCGTCGCGGGCAAGGGCGGCTGGGGCAACAACCCCATCCGAGCCCAGCGTCTCAGCGAGGCCGGGTACGAGCCGTCCGCGGTTCAGCTCGAGGTCGAGAAGCTGATGGGGAAGGAAGCCCCGCCCCGGAAGTCGGTCAGCCAGATCGCCAGCGAGGTCATCGCGGGCAAGTGGGACGACGGCGCCGACCGCAAGCGCAAGCTCGAAGCGGCCGGGTACAACTACACCGCCGTTCAGAAGGAGGTCAACCGCCTCCTGACCCCGAAGGGCGAGACCAAGCCCAAGCTGACGATCGCCCAGCTCGCCACCCAGGTCATCGACGGCAAGTGGGGCAAGGGCACCGACCGCAAGAGCAGGCTGACCCGTGCCGGGTACAACTACAGCGCCATCCAGGCCGAGGTCAACCGCCGCCTCCGCTGATCCCGTCAAAATGAGAGGAGGTGTCCCACGTGGAACCGAGCATACTCAAGAGCACTAAGAAGATCCTCGGTGTGGGTGAGGCAGACACGTCGTTCGACGTCGACATCATGCTTCACATCAACTCCGTGCTCTCCGTGCTCACCCAAGTTGGGATCGGACCCGACAACGGTTATTCGATCGAAGACGACACGGCCACGTGGGGCGCCTTCATCGGGACCGACCCCAGGTTGAACCTCGTCAAGACGTACCTCTACTTGAAGGTCCGTCTCCTGTTCGACCCGCCGGGGACTTCATACGCGATCGACGCGATGGAGAAGCAGATCGCCGAGTTCGAATGGCGACTGAACGTCATGAGGGAGGAGGAATCATGGACCGACCCGACCGTTCCGGCGGATCCCGTAGTCTGAAGCACTACGGAATCAAGGGTATGAAGTGGGGCGTCCGCCGTAGTGACGCTCAGCTCGCCAACGCACGTTCGGCGCCCAAGCCCACGCTGTCGGAAGACGCACGGACCGCCGAAAGGCTGCACAACAAGGTGCAGACCAAGGGGACCGGTTCCCTCAGCAACCAGGAGATGCGCCAGTTCATCGAGCGCATGAACCTGGAACGCCAGTATTCCCAGCTGATGTCCAGCCCTCCGGGCAAGTCAGCTGCCGACCGCGGACACGACCAAGTCAAGAAGTACCTCGCCTACGGCCAGACCTACGCGAACGTCCGCAAGTTCCTGGACACCCCTGCCGGTCAGTCCATCAAGACAGGGATGAAGGCCGCCGCTGCTGCTGGTTTCGGTTACGCGACCGGAGGCACAGGTCCTGCTGCCGCTGCCGGTGCGGGTGTTCTCGTCCGACGCATGACCCAGTAGTAGAAGGGAGGGCTGACGATGGCGTTGTCCAGCACAGCGGTCCCGTACTACTACGGTAAGTTCCGCGACGCCGTACTTCGGGGCGATATTCCTGTCAACCGGGAAGTCTCCATGGAGATGAACCGGATCGATGCACTCATCGCCAACCCGAACATCTACTACGACGCGGATCCGGTCGAGGGTTTCGTCCTCTACTGCGAGAAGGAGCTCACGCTCACTGACGGCAGCGACCTCCATCTGCTCGACACATTCAAACTGTGGGCCGAGCAGATTTTCTGTTGGTACTACTTCGTCAATCGGAGCGTCTACGATCCGGAAACTGGCAGGTACGCCGACAAGGTGATCAAGAAGCGTCTGACGACCAAGCAATACCTCATCGTGGCTCGAGGTGCGGCGAAGTCGCTCTACGAATCTTGTCTGCAGAGTTATTTCCTCAACGTGGACACTTCGACGACGCATCAGATCACTACGGCTCCGACCATGAAGCAGGCCGAAGAGGTCATGCAGCCGATCCGTACTGCGATCACTCGGAGTCGTGGCCCTCTCTTCTCATTTCTGACCGAGGGTTCGCTACAGAACACAACTGGTTCCAAGGCCAACCGAGTCAAACTGGCTGCCACCAAGAAGGGCATCGAGAACTTCCTAACGGGTTCGATGCTCGAGGTCCGGCCAATGACCATCAACAAGCTCCAAGGCCTCCGAACCAAAGTTGCCACGGTTGACGAATGGCTTTCCGGCGATCTCCGAGAGGACGTCATCGGCGCCATCGAACAGGGTGCCTCCAAGCTCGACGACTACCTCATCGTGGCCGTCAGTTCAGAGGGAACCGTGCGTAACGGCAGCGGGGACACCATCAAACTGGAGCTAGCCGATATTCTCAAGGGTGAGTACCAAGCTCCCCACATCTCGATCTGGCATTACAAGCTGGACGAGTTGGAGGAAGTCGGCAATCCGGCGATGTGGCCCAAGGCCAATCCCAATCTCGGGAAGACGGTCACGTATGACACCTACCAACTGGATGTTGAACGAGCCGAAAAGGCCCCGGCTTCCCGGAACGATATTCTGGCGAAGCGCTTCGGTATTCCGATGGAGGGTTACACGTACTTCTTCACTTACGAGGAGACGCTGCCTCATCCTTACCGGGAATTCTGGTCAATGCCTTGTGCTTTGGGCGCCGACCTTTCCCAAGGTGACGACTTCTGTGCATTCACATTCCTCTTTCCACTGCCAGGTGGGAAATTCGGGGTAAAGACCCGGAGTTACATCACGTCGCTGACGTTGATGAAGCTTCCCGGGGCTATGCGACAGAAGTACAACGACTTCATCAACGAGGGTAGCCTTCACATTTTCGAGGGCACCATTCTCGACATGATGGAAGTCTACGATGACCTGGATGCCCATATCCAGGAATGTGGCTATGACGTGCGCGCATTTGGTTTCGACCCCTACAACGCAAAGGAGTTTGTAGCCCGTTGGGAGGCGGAGAACGGGCCGTACGGAATCGAAAAGGTTATTCAGGGGGCGAGGACTGAGTCTGTCCCGCTTGGGGAACTCAAGACTCTTAGTGGCCAACGTTTGCTCATTTTTGATCAGGCACTCATGACCTTTGCTATGGGTAACTCCATCACACTGGAGGACACCAATGGCAACCGAAAGCTTCTCAAGAAGCGTCAAGAGGGGAAGATCGACAACGTCGCTGCTTTGATGGACGCATTCATAGCGTTCAAGCTCAACAAGGAGCAATTCGAGTGAGCCCTGAAAGGGGGTACCAACCATGGGCAAGGAACTGACCCACTACGGCGTCAAGGGCATGAAGTGGGGTGTCCGCAAGGGTCGTACCGGTGATCTCCACCTCCGGGCGATGCGAAACGAGCGTGTCGCTGCGGGCAAGGGGTCACTCGTCGACAAGGCAGTGACGCTTGGCGGTTCGAGCGTGGCCAACCTGGTCGTCAATCGTGGTCTGAAGGGTGAAGCACGCCGCCGAGCCGCCGACAAGCGTGGACAGATCGAACGTCTCGCCACGGGCAAGGCCAAGGTAACGGATGTTCTGAGGGCCTACGGAACGATCAGCGTTTCGAGTCTCGCCCTCTCCGGACACAAGAAGTCCGACTTCGACATCCGAGACCGCGGGGCCTAGGGATGAGCGAACTCGTCCACTACGGCGTCAAGGGCATGAAGTGGGGTGTTCGTAAGGCCCGCGACGACTCCCCCAACGCCGGTTACACCAAGGGGCAGCGGCAGATCGACAAGCGTGACTTCGGTAAACGAGGAGTCAAGCGAATCAATCGCCGGATGAACAAGGGACAGACGAGGACCAGAGCCCGCAAGGCCGAAAGGCGACGCGACAGCTTGCAGTACTACGGGGCTGTCGGTGCAGTTGCTACCTACAGGTACATGAAGGTAGCCGGTCCCGTCCTTTCGCAGATGGTCGCCCAGCGAGCCGAGACCAAGCGAGGTCAGGCTGCTGCCGCAGCTGCCATGGGTCTTCCGCGCAAGGCTTCAACCGGCCCCAGCTACTCGAAGCAGAAGCGCAACGGCGTCTACAACATCTCATCCCTTTAGCCGAGAGGAGGGTTCAAAATGAGAGACTTCTCTGCATACGAGAAGCCCTCGCTTGACGATCTGGCCCACTACGGCGTCAAGGGTATGAAGTGGGGTGTCCGAAGAGCCGAACGAGATGCGCCCAACAGCCGGTATTCATCGGTGAACCGAGCCAAGGATCGAAAGACCCACGGCGACAAAGGCGTCAAGCGCATCAACCGGCGGCTCAACAAGGGACAGACACTCAAGAAGGCCCGTGCGAGGGAAACCACCCGGAAGACCGCTCTGGTCACCGGTGCTGCTGCCACTGCCGCGGCCCTCAAGGTCGCCGGACCGGTTCTGATGCAATCGATCGCCGTCCGTGCTGAGCGAAACAGAGCACGGGCAGAGTACGATCGTTCGGAAGCCGAGATCCACAACATCGGTACGAGCGGTAAGTACGGAGTGGACGGCAAGCAGTTCAAGCCGAACAAGCAAGGTGTCTACAACATCTACTCGGAGGGAGGTGTGAAAGATTTCCAGAGATGGAGCTGAGCTCATCCACTACGGCGTCAAGGGCATGAAGTGGGGTGTTCGCCGATCCGATCCGTCCGGGGTCTCTCGCAGCACCAACCGGGAAGCCCGTAAGGATGCCAAGGAGTTCGCCCGAGCCAAGATGTTCTACGGCGAAGGTGCTGGCACTCGGCGAAAGTTGATCAAGGCCAAGGTCGAGGCCAAGAGCAAGAAGGACCCGAACTACAAGAAGGCCTTCGACCAGCACCTCGACAAGCAGGACATGTCCAAGCACGCCGAGAAGGCACGCGGCGAACGCAAGCGGAAGAACGTCAAGAAGAGTGCCGGTAGGGGTATTCGTGGCACACGCCATATCCTCAACGGCAACTCCCAGTACGCCTCGGCCGCCACAGCGATCGTCGTCGGTGGTGCCCTCTACGCCCACAAGACGGGGATCGACAAGACCATCGTCAACGCGGGTAAGCAGGCTTACGCCAAAGCCAAGGATCCGAAGGGTCACCAAGCCGCCCGCAACCTGCTCAGGGACATGGGTATCGGCTGACCCAGAGTCACGCTTTCAGGAAGGAGGTGACTAATGGCAAACTTGTTTTCTCGTATGAAGGAGGGTCTGAAGCACGGCTGGAACTTGTTCCTCGAAGAGAAGTACCTCGGTATCCACTCCCATGGTGGGCACGGATCGTACGGCTCTTACGCCCCTCAGAGGACGCGAGGATCGTACTCCAGCGAACGATCCATCATCTCCTCGATCTACACCCGTTTGGGTATCGACGTGTCCGGAGTGGACATCCGTCATGCTCGTCTGGACGATGAGGGACGTTATCTCGAGGACATCAGCAGCTATCTCCAGGACTGTCTCACGGTAGAACCGAACCTCGACCAGGGGGCTCGGCAATTCCGTCAGGACATAGCGATGACGTTGTTCGAACACGGCGTCGCCGCGATCGTTCCGGTGGATACGGACATCGATCCAGCCATATCCTCCAGCTTCATCATCAAGTCTCTTCGAGTTGGCGAGATCGTGGCATGGCATCCCGCGCACGTCACCGTGAATCTTTACGACGAACGGGACGGACAACGGAAGCAAGTCACCGTTCCGAAGAAGACCACGGCCATCGTCGAGAACCCGCTTTATTCGGTCATGAACGAACCGAACTCGACACTTCAGCGGCTTATTCGCAAGCTGAACATGCTGGACTCAGTGGACGAACAGTCGAGCTCAGGTAAACTCGACATGATCATCCAGCTCCCCTACGTGATCAAGTCCGAAGCCCGTCGGCAGCAAGCCGAACAACGGCGTAAGGATATTGAGTTTCAGCTGACGGGGAGTAAGTACGGTATCGCCTACACCGACGGTACCGAGAAGATCCAGCAGCTGAACAGGCCGATCGAGAACAACCTTCTGAAGCAGATCGAGTACCTCACCGCGATGCTTTATTCGCAGCTCGGTTTGACCGAAGAGGTGATGAACGGAACGGCCGATGAGAAGGCCATGATCAACTACTTCAATCGGACCATCAAGCCGATTGTGCAGTCGATCACGGAGGCCATGAAGCGCTCCTTCCTGACCAAGACTGCCCGTACTCAGGGGCAGTCGATCGTGTATTTCCGCAACCCGTTCGATCTCGTTCCCATGGAGCAGGTGGCCGAGGTTGCCGACAAGTTCACACGGAACGAAATTCTGTCGGCCAACGAGATCCGTCAGGGCATCGGTTTCAAGCCCTCGAGGGACCCCAAGGCCGATCAGCTGGTCAACAGCAACATGCCTCAAGCCGATACCGGTGTGGGGGTTCCACCTCCCGCGGAATCTGGAGAGGAGTTCGACGAGGAAGACGAAGGCGACGACATGCTTCAGAGCGGTCTAGCGGAAGTCAACGCCCTCGTCGACTCGATCTTCAGCGATCTAGGGATCGATGAGGGTGGCTGACGACCTCGAACACGCATACGATCCGGTCAAGCGACGTGAGTACTACCTGAAGACTCGCAAGCTCAAGGGTCGTACGGCGAAAGCAGTCAGGACGTCGAAAAGTAGGCCCACAGCTAAGCCCAAGCCGCCTACCAAGACAAGGGCTCAGCGACAAGCCGAACGGCGCAGAAAGCTCGAAGCCGAGGTGAACGCCCTCAAGGCTCGCCTGGAAAAGCTTCGGACTGCTTTGGCTGAGCTGACCAAGCAAGCCAAGGCTCGGAGCGGGGTCAAGCCCAGCAGTAATGCTCCGAAGAAGTCGACCGCTTCAAAGACGACGGCCAAGAAGCAGACGTCCGCCCAAAAGGCCGAAGCCGCGAAGAAGTCGAAGGAGTACTACGAGAAGCACAAGGACGAGATCCTCGCCGATGAGGTCAAGTCCTTGAAGGGCAAGATCAAAACCATCCAAGAGCGGATCGAGAAGATGCGCAAGAACGGCTCCGTCGGAGCCCGGAAACCCACAGCGAAGAAGTAGGAGGGAGACGGTCAAAATGGGAGCTATCGAAGCGGACTTCGGCGGCTGGGCCACCAAGGCTGGTCTCAAGTGCACCGACGGTCGAACGATCATGCGCGGGGCATTCGAGCAGCAGCACCACCAGCAGGTACCGCTGGTCTGGCAGCACGGCCACAGCGACGCCAAGAACGTCCTCGGGCACGCCGTACTGGAGGACCGGGACGAGGGCGTCTACGCCTACGCCTTCTTCAACGACACCGAGCAGGGCCGAAACGCCCGTTCGCTCGTCGAGCACGGCGACATCAAGTTCCTGTCCATCTTCGCCAACAACCTGGTGGAGCGGGCCAAGAACGTCATGCACGGCGTCATCCGCGAGGTGAGCCTCGTCCTCGCCGGTGCCAATCCGGGCGCCACCATCGACTTCGTCAACATCAGGCACAGCGACGGCACCATCGCCGAGTCGGAAGACGACGTCATCATCCACACCGGCATCCCTCTGGACCACGCGGGCATGGACCCCGACGAGGACGAGGACGAGACCGACGAGGACGACGAGCTGGAGCACGCCGACGACGAGGACCTCACCGTCCAGGACGTCTACGACTCCTTGGACGAGGAGCAGAGGAACGTCGTCCACTACCTCATCGGCGTCGCCCTGGAGGACGCGAAGTCTTCCGCGGCTCACTCCGCCACCGGCACGACCATCACCCACGAAGGAGGCGACGGCATGTCGCGCAACGTATTCGACCAGAACGCCGCCAGCACCAAGTCCGGCGGGTCCATGAAGCACGCGCTCACCCAGGACGACGTCAAGGGCATCTTCGCCGACGCGGTGAAGGTCGGCTCGATCCGCGAGGCCGTCAACAACTACGCCCTCCAGCACGGCATCGAGAACATCGACACCCTGTTCCCGGACGCCAAGATGGCCACCGGGACCATCGACCTCGAGAAGCGCCGGACCGAGTGGGTCTCGTCCGTCCTCAACGGCACCCGCAAGACCCCGTTCTCCCGCATCAAGACCTTCACGGCCGACCTGACCCAGGACGAGGCCCGTGCCAAGGGCTACATCAAGGGGAACTACAAGGAGGAGGAGTGGTTCGGCGTCTCGAAGCGGACCACCTCGCCCACCACGATCTACAAGAAGCAGAAGCTCGACCGTGACGACATGCTCGACATCACGGACTTCGACATCGTCGCCTTCCTGAAGGCCGAGATGCGGCTCATGACCGAGGAAGAGGTCGCCCGCGCGATCCTCGTCGGCGACGGCCGTGCCCCCGGCGACACGGACAAGGTCAAGGACCCGCTGGGTGCCTCCGACGGCGTCGGCGTCCGCTCCATCGTCAACGACCACGAGCTCTTCGTCACCACGCTCAACGTCAACGTCAACGACGCGGACTCCTCCTACGAGGAGGTCGTCGACGCCGTCATGGACGGCATGGAGTTCTACAAGGGCACCGGCACGCCGACCCTGTACACCACGGTCCGCGAGCTCAACAAGTTCCTGAAGGCGAAGGACGGCATGGGCCGCCGCTACTACGCCAACAAGAGCGAGGTCGCCCAGGTCCTCGGCGTCAAGGACATCCAGCTCGTCGAGCCGCTCAACGAGCACCCCGACGTCATCGGCATCATCGTCAACCTGGACGACTACAACGTCGGCACCGACCGCGGCGGCGAGCTGACGATGTTCGAGGACTTCGACATCGACTACAACCAGCAGAAGTACCTGCTGGAGACCCGTCTGTCGGGCGCCCTGGTCCGCCCGAAGTCGGCTCTGGTCCTGAAGAAGACCGCGGCGTCCAGCGTCCTGGCGACCCCGGAGGAGCCCGGCTTCAACGCCACCACCGGCGTCATCACCATCCCGACCGTCACCGGGATGACCTACGAGGACAGCGACGGCACCACCCTGACCGCGGGCCCGCAGACCGCCCTCGCGCCGGGTGCGTCCGAGACGGTCACCGCGGTCGCCGACTCCGGCTACCACTTCGCCAACACGGCCCAGGACTCCTGGACCTTCAAGCGCAAGAGCTCCTGACCCTAGGGTCGAACCGTCATGACACGATTTTCTGGAAAGGTGGGATACGGCGTAACTGTTGAGACCTCCCCTGGCGTACACGAGGATCAGATCGTCGAACATATTTACTTCGGTGATGTTGTTCGAACCTCGGTGAGTTTCAGGGCGGGTGAGAGCGTCAACAATGACCTCTCGGTTGGTAATTCGATCAGCATTGTTGCTGATGCTTTTGCGAACGAACATTTCTTTGCCGTTCGTTACGTCGAGTGGGCGGGGACTCTGTGGGCCGTATCTGAGGTCGAGGTACAGGCTCCCCGCCTTCTCCTGCGGCTAGGGGGTGTCTACAATGGCCCCAAGCCAGAAGCGCCTTGAGCTTCAGACACTCCTGGAAGGGGTGCTGGGTAGCGGAAACGTATATTTCCAGCCCCCTTCCAACGTGCAGATGAACTACCCCTGCATCGTCTACGCACAGGACAATGCAAAGACTGAGTTCGCTGACAACAGCCCATACAGTCGCGCCAAGCGATATCAGTTGACGCTGATCGGTCGGAATCCGGATGACATGATGCTCCTATCCGACGACATCGCTCAGCTCCCGTTGTCCAATCTGAATCGCATATTCACGGCGGACAACCTCCACCACCACGTCTTCAACCTCTATTTCTGAGGGGAACCATCACCATGACAGCCCTTACGTGGGACAAGGCTGGCGAGCGGTACTACGAGACCGGCGTCGACCACGGTGTCCTCTACATCCCCAACGGGTCCGGCGTCTACAACGAGGGTCACGCCTGGAACGGTCTGACGGCCGTCACCGAGTCGCCCTCGGGTGCCGAGTCCAACCCGCAGTACGCGGACAACATCAAGTACCTGAACCTCGTCTCGGCCGAGGAGTTCGGCGGCACCATCGAGGCGTTCACCTACCCGCTCGCCTGGGAGCAGTGCGACGGCTCGGCCACCCCGACCCCCGGCGTCTCGTTCGGCCAGCAGGGCCGGAAGTCCTTCGGTCTCTCCTACCGCACCAAGCTCGGCAACGACCTGGACGGCCAGGACCACGGCTACAAGCTCCACCTCGTCTACGGCGCCCTCGCGGCCCCGTCCGAGAAGGCCTACGCCACCGTCAACGACTCGCCCGAGGCGATCACGTTCAGCTGGGAGTTCACCACCACTCCCGTCGAGGTCGGCAACATCGCCGGACAGGACTACAAGCCGACGGCCAGCATCACCATCGACTCGACCAAGGTCGACGCCGGTGCGCTGAGCACGCTCGAGGAGTTCCTCTACGGCACCGAGGGCACCGACCCGTCGCTCCCGACGCCCGCCGAGGTCTACGCCATCTTCTCCGGCACCGTCCTCACGGTCACCCCGACCGAGCCCGCCTACGACGGCGCGACCAACACCATCACCATCCCGACCGTCACCGGTGTCACCTACTACATCGACGACGTCGCCCAGGCCCCCGGCCCGGTCGTCATCACCGAGAACAAGGTGGTCGAGGCCCGGCCGAACGCCGGGTACAAGTTCACGCAGCCGTCGGACAACGACTGGCTCATCGGCGACTTCTAGTCGTCCCAACGCAGGTAAGGAGGCCAGAGAGTGCTCACGATCATCGTCCCGTTGGAAGAAGGATTCGACGAGACGACGAGGAAGTTTGTTGTTGCTAAGTCGTACAAGCTTGAGCTGGAGCACTCTCTGGCCACCCTGTCAAAATGGGAGTCTTTCTACGAGAAGCCGTTCCTGGGTAAGGAAGAGAAGACTCCCGAAGAGACGCTCTGGTACATCAGGAACGCGATGATCCTTACCCCGGATGTTCCTCCGGAGGTATTCGAGCGTTTCACGGACCAGAACGTCGACGAGATCAACAAGTACATCGCCGCCAAGATGACGGCGACCTGGTTCGCCGAACGAGGACCGAAGAAACGAAACACAGAGATCGTCACGTCCGAGGTGATCTACAGCTGGATGATCGCCTTGAACATCTGGAAAGAGTGCGAGCACTGGCATCTGAACCGCCTGCTGACACTCATCCGGGTCCGTAACGAGCAGAACACCCCGCCGAAGAAGATGTCCAAGGCCGAGGCTCTTGCTCGCCAGCGGCAGCTCAACGCCCAACGCCGGTCCCAGTTCGGATCGAGTGGATGAAAGGAGGATCCTGAGTGGCACGGCTCGAATGGAATACTCCGGGAAACCGTCTCTACGAAGCCGGGATCGACCGCGGTGTCCTGTACGTCGAAGGTCAAGCCGGAGTTGCTTGGTCGGGCCTCACGTCCGTCGAGATGGCGCCCACCGGTGGCGGATCGAAGTCGTACTACCTCGACGGCAACAAGTACTTGCTCGTATCGGCAGCCGAAGAGTTCGGTGCGACGATCAACGCGTTCACATATCCCGAGCAGTTCGCTCTTTGCGACGGATCGAGTCAGCCCCGTCCGGGTCTCCGGCTTACCCAGCAACGTCGCAAGACGTTCGGATTCTCCTACCGGACCATGGTGGGTAGCGATCAGAACGGCGATCTCGGGTACAAGATCCACCTCGTCTACAACGCGCTCGCCGATCCCACACAGCGGTCATATTCCACCATCAGCGACTCGACCGAACCGATCGAGTTCAGTTGGTCCATCACGACGAAGCCACCGGTCATCCCGGGCTACAAGCGGACTTCGCATGTCGAGATCGATTCCAGGACCACCGATATTCAGGTCATGGAGTTGGTCGAAAGCGTTCTGTACGGAGACGACGAGAACACAGCGAGGCTCCCCAGCTTCGCCGAACTCGTCGAGATGTACGACGCATATTTCGTCTTCGTGGTGACCGACAACGGCGACCAGACCTACACCATCTCGGGCCCCGACGAAGCCATTCAGGCTCTCGGCGAGGACTACCTGATGTTCGACTGGCCCACCGTTATTCCGGTGGACGAATACACCTACACCATCAGCGACGGGTGAGAAAGGAGACCTGTGGCGTACGCACAGACGCTCATCGACAACTTCGATGACGCAACGCTCGATCTGGCCAAGTGGACGGAAACACAGGGTCCCGGAACCACCGAATCTGGTGGGACGCTCAATCTGGCCTGTGTCGCTGACTACCCCCGTGTCGAAGGCGATATTCTCTTCGACCTGTCGACCGGGATCCTCGCTGCGAAACTCTCGGTATCTGGTACCAGAGCCGAAGGCTGTGAGTTCTACATCGGAGCTCACGACGTCGCGGGCAACCATATTTCAGCTCTGGGCGCCCCGAACGGCAGTTACATCACGTTCCAGCCCGGAGGTCTCGCGACTTTCAGCGACGAAGTCATCACTGACGAAACTGTCGGTGTTGGATGGGACTGGGTACCGGGTACATGGTGGGGCGTCGGGAACATGGGTTCCGACAACGTCGTCAAGATGTACAACTCCGCCGACGGCCAGACCTGGAACGAGATGGCCCGTTGTACTGTCGGAGGAACCTTCGACAAGACATCTGTCGGCATGGTCTTCATGGCTGGTGTCTGGAATGCCACCACTCCGGATCTGGTCGCGAACTTCGACGACGCCTCATATTGGGCCGAGGAAACCCAGACCTTCGTGACCCGAAAGGTCCGTTGGGGGAACAAGTGGGTTCCCGCCACGCCCAAGGTCCGTATCGGCGGGGAATGGGTGCCCGCAGCTCCCAAACCACGCATCGGCGGCGCCTGGGATCCCATGATCTGACATATCCGAGAGTAGAAAGGTGGCCTTGTGGCTACGGTAACGGTAGTAAACGCCGAGCGAACGCTCGAGATCGAAGCCACGTCGATCGTTTCCGGACTCGTCAACGAAGCGGGTCACCTCATCCTGACGAGGCACGACGGAACCGATCTCGACATGGGCGCCGTCTCGGGTATGCAGCTGGACGGCGGGACGTCATATTCCAAGGTCGACGCCTTCACCTACGTCGGAGACACCGACCCCGGTGCTGTCCCGGACGGTTCGGTCTGGCTCGACACGACCGATGTGGCAGGGCCCTTCGCCAGCGACACGCAGAAGGGTCTCGTCGAGCTCGCGACGAACGCCGAGACCATATCCGGAACGGACAACACCCGCGCGGTGACTCCGGCAAGCCTTGCCGCCGTTCCTGGGAACAAGGTCCAGATCCTCGCGGCCAACGCACTGACCGAGACTGCAACACCGACCGCATATCCTCTGGGAATCTCCCAGATGACCCTCACGACCGGGTCGGGGTGGTCGATCAACACGGGTTTCGGTTCGGTGATCACATATCGTACCGAGACCGACCGCACAGTCCAGCATATGTTCTCCAACCCAGGTGGTTCGGGCACGCCGAGGATGTGGCAGAGGCACTACCACACCAGCAGCAACGGCGGTGGTTGGACTGCATGGTCCCAGGCACAGCTTCAGTTCACGCTGACACCCGGCACCCTCATTCAGACCACGGCGCCCTCTTCATATCCCACCGGATGGTCGAGGATGTACTTCTCCACGGCGAACGGTACGGGTTGGGATTTCGCGGGCACCGCCGGTGAACTACTGACCTACGTGGACGGAACCGACTTCGCCCGTCAGACCTGGACGTCACACGCCAGCGGTTCCACCTTCATCCCCGAAACCTGGACTCGCACCTACAAGCAGTCCGCGGGTTGGTCTGCGTGGCGAAAGGCCATGTACGACCACGGGGCATGGATTTCCTACACCCCGACGTGGACATCGCAGGGTAGCGCTCAGCCGTCGTTCGGCAACGCCAGCTTGAGGTGTAAGTACAGCAAGGTCGGCCGGACGGTCACCGTGTTCTTCTGGATCAACTTCGGTTCGACGACGAACTTCGGGGCCAGTCCGACCGCTTCCGACAACTGGATCTTCAGTCTTCCTGTTCCGGCCGCCAACGACACCGACGACGGTCTGGGAACGCTGGAGATGTACAAGGGTGCAACCGATTACGGTCTGGCCCGAGTCAAGATGTACACCACCACTGCGTTCAAGCTGGGCATCGGGCCCGGTTCCACCGCCGCCATCGGTGGCGATGTCGACTCGATCTCCCCGTTCGTCTGGGCCAGTGGTAACTACCTCCGGGGAACCTTCACCTACGAATCCGCTGCGTAAGGAGCACACATGGCACTCGGTTTCGAGGTCAGCAAGCAGGTACTCGACACGAAGGCCGCACAGGCGGTTCTCGGTCTCCGTGAGGCATTCGACGAGGTCGAGACCATCGCCGAGTGGCTCGCGAACCACCCCGTCATCGACGCCGTCGATCCGTTGACGACCGAGCCGTTCGGTTACTCCGCGGACGAGGCGTACGCTCTCCGGTTCTACTTCGAGACCTTCAACGGGGTCAAGAACGCCAACACGAACGCCTTCAACGCGGGACGGAAGATGACCGGCCTGGAGTAAGCAAAGGAGTCAGAGTGATTTCGTTCGTAGTCAAACGTTCGGGTCGACGAACGGAAGACTCCCTTCGGAAGATGCGAAGCGGCGACATCTACAAGTCGCTGGACGCAGCAGCCAAAATGGGAGTAAACGCTTTGGCTTCAGCAGTACCCAAGGACTCCGGTTTGGCAGCGGACTCCTGGAGTTACACGCTCGAAAACTCCCGGGGGTCCGTTTCCATAACATGGACCAACAACGACGTCGAGAACGGATTTCCCGTAGCCATCATGCTTCAGTACGGCTATGGAACGGGGACCGGCGGCTACGTTCAAGGTCGTGACTACATCAATCCGGCCATGAAACCGGTATTCGACGACATCGCAGATCAGGTATGGAGGGCGGTGACTTCCGCATGAGCACGGTAGACGAGCGCGTTGTTCAGATGCAGTTCCAGAACGCTGCGTTCGAACGTGGTGTTCAGCAAACTCTCGCCTCCCTCGAGAGGCTCCAGAGGGGGTTGCAGCTCAAGGACGCCAGTAAGGGCATCACCGACGCTGCGGCCAAGATCGCGTCTTCGAGTCAGCAGTTCGACCGGAACGTGATGCAGAACCGTGACTCTCTCGGTAGGTTCACGAAAGCGGTAACCGACAACACCACGACGGCGACCGGCTCCCTCAGCAAGATCACCAACGGTGTCACCCAGGTCGCGACCTCCGTCGAATCCGGCTTCAACCGGACCAAGAACGCTGTCACTGGTTTCACCCAGAGCGTGGGTGGTCTCGGCGATCGTGTCGCTGCCAGTCTGAACAGCATCAACAAGAACGCCGACCAGCAAACGGGGTCTCTCAAGAACCTCGAAGGCGGCGTCTCGAGCCTGGCCAGCAAGTTCTCGACACTCGGACAGATCGCCACCGGTGCCCTGCACAACATCGGTGCACGTGCATCCGAAGCCGGGATGCAGTTCGCAAACTCGTTCACGTTCGGGCCCATATTCGACGGGTTCCGCGAGTACGAGACGAACATGAACTCGATCCAGACCATTCTGGCCAACACCCAGTCTGCTGGAACGAATCTCAAGGACGTCACCCGCGCCCTTGACGAGCTGAACCATTATTCCGACCAGACCATCTACAACTTCTCCGAGATGGCGAAGAACATCGGTACCTTCACGGCTGCCGGTGTCGCACTCGAGCCCGCTACCGCGGCGATCAAGGGTATCGCCAACTTGGCGGCCCTGTCCGGCTCCAACTCGGAGCAGGCATCCGGAGCGATGTACCAGCTTTCTCAGGCCATATCCGCGGGACGGGTCACGCTTGAGGACTGGAACTCGGTGGTCAACGCCGGTATGGGTGGTACGGTATTTCAGCGTGCTCTCGCCCTGAATGCTGAGAAGATGGGGACCCTGAGTAAGGGCGCCGTCAAGCTCAAGGGTGAGATGAAGAACGTCACGATCGAGGGCAAGTCGTTCCGTGAATCCATCACGGCGAAGCCCGGTCAGGAATCGTGGCTGACCTCGGACGTCCTGACGAGGACTCTTTCCCAGTTCACAGGCGACCTCTCTGACGCTGAACTCGCTGCGCAGGGGTTCAGCAAGGCACAGATCAAGGCCATTCAGGATCAGGCCAAGATGGCCAAGAGCGCCGCCACCGAGGTCAAGACGCTCACCCAGCTCTTCGGCACCTTCAAGGAGCAGATGGGTTCGGGCTGGGCCCAGACCTGGCAGATCATATTCGGCGACTTCGCCGAAGCGAAGGGTCTGTTCACGGGTGTCAGCGAGTCCATCGGAGGACTGCTCCAGAGTTCTTCCGAAGCTCGAAACAAGATGCTCAAGGACTGGGACAAGTTCGGAGGGCGAACCGCTCTCATCGAGGGCATCACCAACGTATTCAAGGCTCTGGGGTCGGTGTTGGGACCGATCAAGGACGCCTTCCGAGACATATTCCCGGCGACCACCGGCAAGCAACTTGCCGAGATGACCAAGAACTTCCGGGACTTCACCGAGAAACTCAAGGTAGGTAGCGAAACAGGAGAGAAGCTCAGAAGGACCTTTGCTGGTGTCTTCGCGATATTTGGAATCGCGGTCGACATCATCAAGGGTGTTGTTGGCGTAATCTTTGATCTGTTCGGAGTCGTAACACAGGGATCGGGAGGCTTCCTCAGCTTCACCGCGAAGATCGGCGATTTCCTCGTCGCTGTTCGCAACGGCATCAAGGAAGGCGAAGGTCTCAAGAACGTCTTCAAGGGTATCGGCACCGTACTCGCCATCCCGATCAAGCTCGTACAAGAGCTGGTGGGCTGGCTCGGTCGGATGTTCAAGGACACCGACTCTTCGGGTGTCGAGAAGAGTGTGGAGGGCATATCCTCCAAGCTCGAGCCTCTCGGAAGGCTCGGCGATGTGGTTTCCATGGCGTGGGAAAAGGTTCTCACGGTCATGGAGAACGTCGGCGATTTCTTCCAGGACCTCGGCGACCGTGCTTCCCAGGTGTTCCAGGCGATCGGTATCGATGCCGGGACGATGTTCGACGGGTTGAACTTCGACAAGCTCTTGGCCGGTGTCAACACCGGACTTCTTGCCGGTTTGTTCATGGTGATCAGGAACTTCCTCGCAGATGGACCCGCGGGACTTTTCGAGGGAATCTCGGATGCGATCGAAGGATTCACCGGAACCCTGAAGGGTATGCAGAACGCCCTCAACGCGGCCACTCTGCTTCAGATCGCTCTCGCAGTCGGTATATTGGCCGTCTCGATGAACATCCTGGCGAAGATCGACGCAGAGGGTCTGACCCGGGCCAGCGCTGCTATCTCGGTCATGTTCGGCCAACTGCTCGGTTCTCTGGCCATATTCAACAAGTTCATCGGGGTCGCCGGGTTCGCCAAGCTCCCGTTCGTGATGGGATCGTTGATCCTTCTCGCAGGAGCCGTTCTTATTCTCGCCCAGGCAGTCAAGCAACTGTCGGGTCTGGACTGGAACGAACTGGCCAAGGGACTGACTGGTCTCGGGGTCACACTCGGACTGTTGGTCGGTGCGCTCAAGCTGATGCCGACCCCAGCCGGTCTCATATCTACGGGTCTGGGACTGATCGCTCTCGGTGCCGCCATCAAGATCCTCGCCAGTGCGGTAGAGGACATGTCGAGTCTCGGATGGAACGAACTCGCCAAGGGCCTCGTAGGAGTCGGTGCACTTCTCGGAGCACTGACGCTCTTCACCATGTTCGCCAAGGCCAACAAGGGCGGACTGGCTCAGGGAGCCGGAATCATATTGCTGGCGGCAGGGATCAAGATCCTCGCCAGTGCGGTCAAGGACATGTCGAAGATGTCGTGGAACGAGATCGCCAAGGGTCTGGTTACCCTGGCGGGCGCTCTCGGCATCATCACTGGTGCACTGATGCTTATCCCGCCGACGGCGCCTCTCGCCGCCATGGGTGTCCTCGGTGTAGCCATATCCTTGGGTATGGTCGCAGATGCATTGGCAAAGCTGGCCAAGATGAGTTGGGCCGAGATCGGCTCGAGTCTCACGGTCATGCTCGGTGCTCTGGCGATCATCGCCGCGGCTCTGTACGTTATTCCGCCCACCGCGCCTCTTGCGGCGGCGGGTATTCTTCTCACGGCTATCGCTCTCGAGCAGGTCACCACTGTGCTCGCGAGAATGGCCGAGTTCTCATGGGAAGAGATCGGCAAGTCGATGGTCATGCTTGCCGGTACGTTGGGGCTTATTGCCGGTGCCCTGTTCCTGATGACCGGAGCACTTCCCGGAGCGGCAGCACTGCTGATCGTTTCGGCAGCGCTCTGGGTTCTTCACCCTGTTCTCGTGGCGTTCAGCACGATGACATGGGAGGAGATGGGCAAGGGCTTGCTCATGCTCGCCGGTGCCTTGACGGTTATTGGTGTGGCCGGTCTTCTCCTGGCGCCAGTGGTTCCCGCGATCATCGGCCTCGGTGCCGGTGTCGCTCTGCTGGGTGTTGGCATGTTGGCCGCAGGTGCGGGTGTGCTTCTCTTCGCAACGGCATTGACGGCACTCGCTGCCGCTGGTGGTGCTGCGACAGCAATGATCATCGGGATTGTGGCCGGGCTGATCGGTCTTATTCCGGAGGTCATGAAGCAGATCGGTCTGGGTCTCATTGCCTTCGCGGAAGTCATCGCGACGGCTGGACCGTCGATCACCAAGGCCATCGTCGTGGTCCTGGAATCGCTCATATCCGCGATCGTAAGGCTGACGCCCAAGATTGTGGATGCGCTTCTCCGGATGCTGACGATGCTTCTCCAGAAGCTGGCTCAGTACGTACCCAAGATGGTCGACGCCGGTCTCAAGCTCCTGACCGGTATTCTCCGCGGTATCGCCAACAACATCGGCAAGGTCATCGACGAAGCGACCCGGGTCGCCGTGAACTTCATCAACGGTATCGCTCGGAACCTTCCGAAGATCATTCAGTCCGGCTTCAACCTGATCATCAAGTTCATTCAGGGTGTCAGGAAGGCTATCGACTCGAACGCCGAAACCCTTGGCCGCGAAGGCGGCAAAATGGCAGTAGCCATCATCAAGGGAATGGTGAAGGGCATCGGCGCCGGTCTCGGCGAGATCAAGAACGCGGCTATGAACGTCGCGAAGGGTGCTCTCGACAGTGCGAAGAACTTCCTCGGTATCAACTCACCGTCGAAGGAATTCGAGAAGATCGGTAACTTCGTCAACGACGGTTTCAGGAAGGGACTGGACGGAAACAAGGCCCAGGTCTACAAGGCATTCGACGACCTGAAGAAGATGCTTTCGGACCTCTCGAAGAACGCGAAGGCGTCCTCTTCGGAGCGGAAGAAGGCTTCGGCTGCATATTCCGAGCTGACCAAGAAGCTCAACGACGAGAAGTCGGCAATCGGCAAGCTCGCCGACAAGTACGACGTCCTCACCGAGAAGATCAAGAAGGCGGACGAGGCATATCAGGCCGCCATCAAGACGAGGGACGACTACCGCAAGCAGATCACCGACAAGTACTCGGACATCGCCAGCCCTGGTGCTGAGACGACATATTCCGGTTACGTGGAGGACCTCAAGAAGCAGATCGAGGACACCAAGCTGTTCTCGAACGCGCTTCAGAGGCTTCGGGCGTTCGGTCTCAACGACGAGCTCTACAAGGATCTGCTCGAGCAGGGCCCCAGTGCTCTGCCCTTCGTCAACGAGCTTCTCGACAAGGGTATCGAGGGTGTCAACGAGGTCAACAAGCTCGGCAAGGACCTCGACGCCGCAGGTGCTCATATTGGCAAGCTGGGGTCGGACGCGCTGTACCAGGCGGGTGTCGACTCGGCCAAGGGTCTGCTCAACGGACTCAAGGCTCAGCAGAAGATGATCGAGAAGCAGATGGATGTCATCGCTGCGGCGATGATCAAGGCCATCAAGAAGAAGCTGGGTATCAAGTCTCCGTCCCGGGCCTTCATGGAGGTCGGTGCATTTTCCGCGGAAGGTCTTGTCAAGGGGCTGGACGAAATGTCCGGTATCGTCGAGCGGTCTGCCGAGCGTACGGGCACCGCTGCGGTCGAGTCTCTGCGCAAGTCCCTCTCGGGATTTTCCGATCTCATCACCCAGGACGTCGACACCCAGCCCGTCATCACTCCGGTTCTGGACCTGTCCAGTGTCAAGAAGGACGCCGGTCTCATCGGAGGGATATTTGGCGGCGGGAGGTCACTCTCGGTCGACTCCGCTTACGCCAAGGCAAGGTATGTCGCTGCTGGATACGCAAGTAACCAAGCGGCTGCCGATGTCGAGGCTGCTGCGGGTGCGGGCAACTCGGTCTCGTACGTCCAGAACAACTACTCGCCCAAGGCACTGTCTTCGGCGGAAATCTACCGTCAGACGAAGAACCAGCTGTCTACCACGAAGGGAGCTCTGACGTAATGCTCGAAAGGGTCGAAGTCCGGAACAGTCAGGGCGACCTGTTCAAATTGGTCCTGGAGGACCCTTCATCGGGGTTCATCGTGGCCAACATCGACGGGCTCGGGCCTGTCAAGGCGACCCTCGTGTCGTCCAGCTTTGCCGGTGTTGACGGTGAGCAATACCAGTCGAGCCGACGAGAGGCCCGGAACGTCAAGTTCAAGCTGGAACTCGACCCTGATCCAGCAGTCGAAACGGTCTGGGATCTCAGGCAGAAGCTGTATGACTTCTTCATGCCTGAGTCCGAGATCGTGCTCCAGTGGTTCCTGGAGAGTGGGCTCGTAGTCGAGATATTGGGTGTCGTGGAGTCCTGCGACCCCGATCACTTCACGCAGGAGCCGACGATGGACATATCCATCATGTGCTTCAAGCCTGACTTCTACGAGCTCACTTCTCAGTCCATTCCCGGTCTGCTCACCACCGATCTCACCGCGACATATTTCGACTACCCCGGAACGGTCGAGACAGGTGTTGTGATCACGGTGACCGCAGACCGGGCCGTCGACGAGCTGACGGTGTATCACCGCATTCCCAGCGGCGAGATCCAGACGCTCACGTTCGACAACGCCCCCTTGATTGCTGGCGATATTCTGACCATCAGCACGGTCGAAGGCAACAAGGGGGCGACCCTCAACCGGGGTGGGACCATCAGCTCCGTCCTCTACGGCATATCTCCACAGTCCAAGTGGCTGGAGCTGAAGCGCGGTAACAACGGTCTCCGGGTCTACGCGACGGGTGCCGCCATGCCGGTGTCCATCGAGTACGTCAACAAGTACGGAGGACTGTGATGGAGGCTTACACCCTCGATCCGCTCCTCCGTCGTCAGGACGTCATCGACCAGTTCGAATCGCTCATCTGGACCGAGCGGTATCAGGACTACGGTGACTTCCAGATCGATATTTACTCGACGAACAAGAGCCGGACGCTCCTCAAGACCGGAACCATGCTGGCCATGAACGAGTCACATCGGATCATGTCAGTGGAAACGGTGGAGGACACCGTCGACGCCGAGGGCCGTAAGATGCTCACGGCGAAGGGGCGTTCGATCGAGTCGATTCTCGACGACCGGATCGCCAAAGAGTCACTTTCAGATCTGACGACTTCTCCGAAGTGGACCATCACGGACACTCCGGGGAACGTCGCCAGGAAGATCTTCCACGATATTTGTGTCACGGGCGTCCTCGATCCGGGTGACGTGATCCCCTTCATCAACGAAGGGACTTTCATGCCCGAGGACACCATCGTGGAACCGATCGATCCCATCACGGTGGAGCTGGATCCCACAACGGTCTACACGGCGATCAAGGATATTTGCAGCGTCTGGAACCTCGGTTTCCGTCTGCTTCGGTACTACGACACGTCGCAGCTCTACTTCGATATTTACAGCGGGAGCGACCGGACCACTGCCCAGACGATTCTGGCACCGGTCGTCTTCACACCCGAGCTCGACAACTTGCAGAACGTCAAAGAGCTCACCACCATCGAGAAGGCCAAGAACGTCGCGTACGTATATTCTCCTGCTGGGTTCCAGATGGTTTACCCGGTGGGAGTGGACCCCGAAGTCGAGGGGTTCGAACGCAGAGTTCTGGTCGTCAACGCAACAGACATCACAGCCGAAAATCCGGACGTGGCGTCCGCTCTTATTCAGCGAGGTAAGGAGGAACTCTCTAAGAACCAGGCAATCCAGAGCCTCGACGGTGAGATCAGCCAATTCAGCCAGTACAAGTATGGCACGCACTACAACCTCGGCGATATTGTCGAGATGCGTAACACGGATGGCGTCACGAACAACATGCGGGTAACGGAACAGATCTTCGTGTCTGACCGAGAGGGCGAGCGGTCATATCCGACGCTCACACTCAACACCTTCATCAACACCGGTTCTTGGCTGTCCTGGATGAACAACAAGACCTGGTTCGACCTCGACGCAGACGCGACGACTTGGTCGGAACAGCCCTGATATTTGTAAGGGAGGTTTGGAATGGCTGTCGGAGACGCAGCGCAAGCTGCCGGGTATCCGTTGGTCCCGGACACCGGAGAAGAAGGCCGGGTCCGCTGGGGAGCAAGGGAGATCAACAGGACCCGAGATCTCATTGCTGCGGTGAAATCTCTCATCCCGACCGGTAAGGCCGGTTTCCGCACCGCGGCAGGCATATCCTCAGGAACCGCTGATCCGACCGGCGGTAACGACGGAGACATCTACTTCAAGATCATCAGTTAGGTGGTGTCGTGACCGACTACACGAAAACCACCGGCGTCAATGGCAAGATGGTCATTCGCGACACCGGAACGGACGTCGAGTTCTATTTTCAGGCCGGGTACAACTCGGACTGGTGGAATGGGATGCCGTTCAACTGGACCGCGAACGGCAAGACGACCTCGAAGACGATCAACTACCCGACGGGTCGTCCGTTCTACAAGGTCGGCGAAGTCCGGATCACGGATTCGCAGACGGTCACGTTCCGTCTCACCGATGGATCCAGTGCCACGGGTATTGGTGGCCCGACGACGTTCAGTCAGGCCATCAAGCGGGATACGATTCCGGCCAAGCCGACCACGCCTGTCATATCCAACATCACTGCGTCGTCCGTGTACGTCACGTTCTCGGATGGCTCCAACGGTGGTGACGCGATTGACGCTCGTCAGATCGGTTACGGCACCAGTTCTACGTCGGTACAGCACACTGTAAGTTCTGACCGGTCGACGACCATATCTGGGTTGTCAGCCGGTACGACTTACTACTTCTGGGCTCGGACCCATAACTCCGAGGGGTGGAGTGCGTGGTCCGGTCGAGCGACTGCAAAGACGCTCAAAGTCCCAGACCCACCAACAGCTCCTCTTTTGGCTGCTGTTCGGATGACTAGTGTTGACGTCGCGTTCACAGCGAATGGCAACGGGGGGTCGCCGATCACAGGCTACGAAGTCGGATATTCCACAAGCGCGAGTGGGTCGCCAACAACGACCATATCCGCAACGTCTCCAAAGACAATCACGGGGCTTGTCCCCGGGACTCTGTACTACTTCCGGACTCGTGCCAAGAGTTCGGTCGGTTGGAGTGCGTGGTCGGCGGCCACCAGCATAAGAACGCTCGCAGGTGCCTACGTCAAGGTAGGTGCTGAGTGGAAGCTCGCAGTCCCTTACGTGAAAGTCGACGGCGTTTGGAAACTTGCAGAGCCGTGGACCAAAGCCGTAGGGGTCTGGAAGAGGACTACCTAGCACATATATTTAGGGGAGGGCGAGTATGGAAACATGGCTGCAGTTGGCCATTACTTCACTCGTGACACTAGGCGCATCGTCCGGTTTTTGGGCCTACTTGCAGCACAAGGATCGCACAAAGGCCGCGACGGTACGCCTTTTGATGGGTATCGCCTACGAACACATCATGACGTTCGGTGTCGCGTATATTCGCCGTGGGTGGGCTACCAGGGACGAGTACGAGGAGCTCCGGAAGTACTTCTACGAGCCATACAAGGCTCTAGGCGGTAACGGTGCAGCTGAGCGGGTGATGAACGAAGTGGACAAGCTTCCGTTCGGCCCGAATCAGGGTGGGTACGAAGCGATATTCCAGAGCAGGGAACCGAGGGAGATCAACGATGTCCGTGTCGTCGCACGCCAAACCACAGAGCCCCATGCTGGGTGACGGCGCCTACAACGTCGTGAAGAAGTCAGCAACGATCGTGCTTCCGGCACTCGCCACGCTATATTTCGCGCTGGCGCAGCTCTGGAACTTTCCGGAGCCCGAGAAAGTCGTGGCGTCGATCACGGCTCTGAACACCTTCCTGGGTGTTCTCGTTCAGATCTCCAAGAAGTCGTACTACGCGAGCAACGCGCCCTACGTGGGCGAGATCAAGGTCGAGGACTCGGACGACGGGTCCCGCAAGGTGTTCTCGTTGGTCGTCAACGGCGACCCCGAGGACCTCGAAACCATGGACGTGGCTACGTTCAAGGTCAACAACGACACGGGTAGCAACCCGATCGTCAAGCCCTAGGGAAGAGGGACATTCATGGCAGTAGGTGCCGAAGAAATCGAGAACCGGTTCGGGTTCCACAAGGCCACCATCGAGGGGGACGGAGCTACGAAGCCCAAGCACGCCGATATTCGCGCGGCGTTCAAGGACTTCGCGGAGTACCTCGACGACGTTCTGCCGGACGGCCGGTACAAGAGCCTGGCGTTCACCGAGCTCGAGGTCGCGTCCATGTGGTCGCACAAGTCCGTGGCGGAGTCGGCTCCTCTGATCGAGGAGTAACAGCAGTACGCAGGGGTCGCACGTTTTACAAGCCCTATAGTGAGACCCCTACGGAAGGAACTGTATGTTCACTCTGAAGTTCAAGAAGACTCAGCCGACCGACCTCGAGAACGAGATCGCGCGCCTGTTCAAGATTCTGAAGGACTGTGTACCGGGTACCGCGAGGTACGACGAGGTGTCCGACCAGATCGCCAAGCTCTACAAGCTCAAGGAAGTCGATTCCAAGAGCGCTGTGAGCAAGGACGCGATGGTCGGCGCCGCGACGAACCTCGCCGGGATCCTGCTCATCCTCAACTACGAACACGCGCACGTGATGACCTCGAAGGCCGTCAGCTTCGTCGTGAAGAGCATCAAGTAACACAACCGCTCCACCAGAAGGTACGGACAGAAGGCGTGTAGACCCCCACAAGGTTTACACGCCCTCTGTTTTTTTGCCTATCTAGGGGTCGCACGTTTTACAAGCCCTATATTGAGACCCCTACGAAAGGATCCACCATGGACCTGAAGCAGAAGTACAACGCCGCCAAGGACAAGATCAAGCAGAACGCCCCCGTCATCATCGCCATCGCTTCCACGAGCGCGGCGGTGGGAATCGCCGTTGCCAACCACATCATCAAGAACGAACTCAAGGCCGAACACGCCAAGGAACTTCTTCGCCGATGTGATGAGCGCAACGGAGACACCCACCTCCACCTCAGCCCGGAAGCGGAGAAGAAGTTCGCGGAGGGCAAGAAGGCTCGATTCATCCACCCGGAAGTCGACTTCGCTCTCATCGTTCAGAAGGAAGAGACCCCGACCGAAGACTGATCTCGCCACCCGACCCCGCAAGGGGTTTGGGTTTCGTCTGTAGGGGTCTCAGGGCTCGCATATTTTACACGGGCTTTAATGAGACCCCTACCGATTGGATTCGCCATGAACGCCAAGAAGAACAAGCTCGCCGAGACCAAGGCCAAGCTCATGAAGTACGCTCCGCAGATCGCCTTCGTCGGCGCCGTCGCGGGTGTATTCGCCGCCGGTTACTTCAGCTCCAAGAACTCTCCCGTCATCGACAACATCGAAGACATCGACGAAGAGGTTCTTCCCGGACACTACGAAGTGATCGCGGCGATCACCCGCGACGACCTGACCAAGCTGTCGCAGAGCGACTCCTATGAGGTGACCAACATCGACGCGGACCTCTTCCGCATCAAGGAAATCAAGTCCGAAGACTGACCTCAAAGCCCGGCCCCCTTCACAGGGGGTTTGGGTTTCGCGTAGGGGTCGCATATTTAACACGGCCTATTATGAGACCCCTACGGAAGGAACGAACATGACCGCCAAGAACAAGCTGATTCTCTCTGCTGTTCTGGGAGCGACGGCTATCGGCCTCCACTTCGTATCGAAGGCTACCGAACGCAAGCAGCGTGCTCAGCGAGATGCATATCTCGAAGAGTGCAAAGCTCGTTCGAATGCCTTCGCGGAGTGGGCCGAGAAGACCACCGCCGACCTGGACGAAAAGCTGGAAGCAGCCAAATTCTGGACGATCGTAATCGAAAACGACCTGTAAACCTCACGCCCAACCCCACAAGGGGTTTGGGTTTCGCCTCGGGGTCGCATATTTTACACGCCCTATAATGAGACCCCTACCGAAAGGCACATCATCATGACCAAGAACGACTGGACCAAGTTCCTCTTCTTCGTCCTGGGCGTCCTTATCACCACCGGAATGAACCTCGGATCCATCCTCGTCCTCAGGTCGAAGATCACCAAGCGCATGAAGCGCTCGGAGACCTTCCTGGCCGAGAGCGAGAGGATCATGGAAGAGTTCCGGAACACTGACAAGGACGACCGGGAGAGGCAGAACGAACTCTCGGAAGAGTACGTCGCGCTCATGGAGAAGTACCTGTAAGACCTCAAAGCCCGACCCCCGCAAGGGGTTTGGGTTTCGCATATTTTACACGGCCTATAATGAGACCCCCTACCGATTGGAAACCGCCGTGTTTGGTAAGCCCAAGCCCCAGCGTTCACTTCGCATCAGCCTCGACAAGGACGCCAACAACGGAAAGACCGCACCCGGAGAGGACAAGATCCTTCGCCCCGAAACTGTTCAACTCGTAGCCGAGAAGAGCAAGGAAGTGGCGAAGTACGTTGCCCTCACCGCGGTGGCCGCCTATGCCGCTGTCAAGACCATCGACACCCTGAGCAAGATCGCTGTCAAGAAGACCAAGTCCGCCGACAACAACGAGTAGATCCAAAGCCCACCCCGCAAGGGGTTTGGGTTTTTCGTTTCGCAAAATTCCCCGGGGAGGAATTATGAGAGAATCGAAGGTTGCCTACATATTCGGTCTCGCATTCGCCATGGCTTTGACGATAGCGGCCTTGTGGGTGGTGGGTGGTGTGGTCGCTGCCATGTGGGCGATGGTAGGGATCGGTCTCCTTCTTATTCTGATCTGCGCCTAGGAGAACTCATGCCTCTTCCACAGCAGCCACGCACGTTCGTGATCGCTCCCTTCTACCGGCAGGCATTTCTGTTCTGCAAGGAGATGGGCTGGTACCCCCGAGACGTGACGATATTCGTCGACCTCGATCATCTCTTGGGGTGGAGGTTCAACGGACGCGAAGTTTGGTGGCTGGATCGCATGTGGCCGTGTCGTACTCAAGAGGACGTGTGGCACATGGAGCGCATGATGCTGATCGCTCGCATTAACGGAGCCGATATTCGTCGCTGGTGGACGTAGGGCTCGCAAAAAAAACAGCCCCTATAATGAGACCCCTACCCATAGAACGGACACCACCATGGACCAGAACCTCGACATCACCGCTGTCGACGAGACCTCTGAGACCACCGACCCGTCGTTCGCCAAGGAGATCGCGAAGAGCGTCGTTCTCAGCACTGCCATTTCGGCGGGTGTTGTGACCGGCATGATCGCGGTCGGCATGGCGATCACGAAGGTCGAGAAGCTCAAGGCCCGTCGCGCGGAGAAGAAGAAGCTCGCCGCCCAGAAGGACACCGAGACCACGGAGAACTGACCTCAAAGCCCGACCCCCGACAGGGGGTTTGGGTTTCGCCATTTTCGGAGGGGGACCCCATGCTGGAAGAGCCCGAGCTGGTCACGCTTATTCCTGAAGAGGAAGAAGAGGAACCGCCGCCTTCCGCCGGAAAGCTCCACGCGAAGATCGTCATGAACCTCGTGGTCATCGCTGGTCTCAAGATCGCGACGGGTTTCGCCATCCGCCGACTGGTGAAGAACGTTCGCTCAATCGATCTGCTATATCCCGAACACCTCGACCGCATCAACTGGAGGGACTTCTGATGGACGCCATGAAGAAGATCAAGGAAGCCTGGGACGAGAACCCCTTGGCCGTCATCGGTCTCGGAGTCGCCGCCCTCGCCGCCGCGGGGAAGTTCATCGACGCCGTCAGTTCGGTGCAGGGCCGACGAGCCTACGCCAAGCACGCCAAGCTCCGCGCACAGAAGAAGTAGACACATGAAGATCGAGATCAAGCGCCCGAACAACGACTTCCCTCTCGTCTACGTCCATATTCCGGTGACACACAACGAGGTCGACGTCGACGTCATCCTCGCCCGGAGCCGCGTCACTCTCCTCGGTAAGTGGGAGCCGGACGGCGAGGGCAACTACAAGGCCCCGGCGCTTCTCGAGGACGAGCACGTCAAGCCCAAGAAGAAGCCGGGTCCTCGCTCCAAGAGGTAGGGGATCCATATCTCCTACTCGAACCACCAACCATCCATATTCACAGATCGGAACAAAACCATGAACAGCACCGTCAGCTTCCGCAAGGGCGTCAACTCTCCCCTCGACGGCATCACCCGCATATTCTTCGGGGCGGCCTGGGACCGCAAGACGGCCAAGGAGTCCCGCTTCTCCCGCATGGTGTCGCAGAAGACCGGCGGCAAGATCAAGCTGGGCGGTGGCGAGAAGGACATCGACCTGGACCTGGCGCTCGTCCTCTACCGCGACGGTCAGCCCAAGCGCATCGCGATCGGCCACAACATGACCCCGGTGGTCGGTGTGACCCACTCCGGTGACAACCAGACCGGCCAGGGCGACGGCGACGACGAGACGATCGAGCTGGACCTCACGAAGCTCCCCGCCTGGGTGACCGAGTGGGCGGTCGCGGTGTTCGCCTACAAGCAGGGCACCAACTTCGACCAGGCCCAGAACGTCTCGCTCAACGTCTACGACGCCAGTGGCTCGGGTGCCCCGGTGCTGCTCGACGAGCTGATGCCGACCCTCGGTTCCGGTGCGACCGCCTGCGTGATCGCCAGCGGCAAGGTCAACCGGAACGCGGACGGCGACCCCATCGACGGCTGGACCACCACGCTGGTCGACAAGGCCGGACGTCTCGGCACCCAGGGCGACGACAACGCCATCCTCCAGTTCGCCAAGCAGAACGCGGGCATCTAGTACGTCCATATTCATGGTGTAGAGGTCGCAAGAAAAACAGGCCCTATAATGAGACCCCTACCGATTGGATTCACCATGAACGCCGACTCCGCCAAGCAGAAGCTCGTCTCCGCCAAGAACAAGGTTGTCAAGAACCGGACCAAGATCCTGGGCACCGTTGCCGTCGTCGCCACGACGGTCGCGGTCATCCAGAACTCTGGGATCCGGAACCTCAACAAGTTCCTGGAGGAGAAGGGCCTCGCTGACGAGTACTACCACATGGACGAACTCGACGAGAACTGACCTCGCCACCCGACCCCGCAAGGGGTTTGGGTTTCGCCATATTCACGAAAGGGAAGTCGTGGAAGACGAAAAGCCCGAGAACGAAATCGAGATCGAGAAGAACGAGAACACCGGCGAACAGGACCATCCCGAGGAGAAGACCACCGAGGACGAACCGTCCTTCCGATATTCGTCTTCGGGACGTCCCTACATCCGCTACACGTCTCTCCCTCGTCGCGGCTCCATCTGGAACTCGCCCCTCGGTCTCGCGGTGGTGGGCATCCTGGTCTCCAAGGGCATGGACCTGGCCTACCGGGCGTTCATCGAGCGCGAGAAGACCAAGCGGACCGAGAACCAGACGACGGTTCAGAGCCCGACGAAGAAGTAACAACCGGCCCGCTGTTCATATTCTCGAGAGGAACCCCACCATGCCTCGCCCTGTCGTCAAGGTCACCGTGTTCGCCCTCCTCGCAGCGTTCATCCTCTGGGTCATCGCCCGGATTCGCGAGGAGATCACGTCCGACCCGTTCGACGTCGAGAACTGACGGTCCATATTCAGTAGGGGTCGCAAGAAACGCAGGCCCTATAATGAGACCCCTACTGATTGGACTGTCATGCCCAAGAACCCGTTCTCGATCCTCACCACTGCCATGCAGAACGTCGAGGCCAAGACCGCAGGAAAGACCTGCGACGAACTGATCCACACCGAAGAAGCCGCTGGAAAGCGCGCTCTCGCGAAGTGGGGAATGGTCGTCGCCGGTACCTTCACCGCGACCGTGGCCGCGATCGTCCTCATCGACAAGCTGGACAAGGACGAGACCACTCCCGAAGCCTGATATTCACCACGACCGGATCGCCAAGACCTGAACCCCGCAAGGGGTTTGGGTTTTTTGGTTTGTCCAGGAGGAGCAAGAACGTGCGTAAGACACTGGCGGTACTGGCGACCATCGCCTCCATATCCGTGCTGTCTGCCTGCGGGGGTTCGCACGACAACTCCGCGGAGAAGAACATCCCGACCTCGTTGGTCGGTGAGTGGTACCAGGTCAACGCCAACGACGGCGACATGCTGGCGAAGGCGTCGATCAACCCCGGTTCGATCCAGATCAACCTGGACTCGAGGGACACGAGCCGTATCTACTGGCTCGGCACGTTCGACGGCGAGAAGGACCCGTCCACGGACTTCACCGTCGTCTCCAAGGGCGACTCGGACGCGATGGAGATGTCGCTCTTCGGGTCCCGCGACAAGAACAAGTCCTTCACGTACAAGGACGGCGAGCTCAGCTACAAGTTCACCATGCAGGGCATGACGTCCACGATCCGGCTCGAGAAGAAGTACGAGGACCCCGGGAACGCCGATATTCCGGAGTTCGACGACTGGGACGGCCACAAGGTCAAGAAGCCGTCGAAGTCGCCTTCGGTGAAGGTTCCGGCGGCCCCGGCTCCTCGCGCCACCAAGTCCAAGACCAAGTAACACCTACCGCATATTCGCCGGACGGCGACAAGACAGGAGTTTCATCATGTTCGATCTCAGCGCGCTATTCAAGCGTGCGGGACAGGTCGCCGCGGAAAACAGTCCGGCGATTCTCACCGCGATCGGTGTTACCGGCACCCTCTCCACCGCATATCTTGCGGCCAAGGGCGCTCTCAAGGCCGCGGAGGCCCTGAAGGAAGCGGAAGAGGCCAAGCTCGCGGAGTTCCGCGGCGAAGCCCCCGAGGACGACACGAGCATCCCGGAGCCGCTCACCACCCAGGAGAAGTTCGAGGCGACGTGGGAGTACTTCGTTCCCGCAGCGCTGAGCGCCGCCATGACCGTGGCCGCGATCATCTGCTCCAACCGGATCAGCGACCGTAGGTCGGCGGCTCTGGCGTCGGCATATTCCGTCGTCAAGGAGAGCTACACCGAGTACCAGAACAAGACCGCGGAGAAGGTCGGTCCGAAGAAGGCCGCGGAGATCAAGGAAGAAGTCGCGGCGGAGATGGTGCGTCGTCACCCGATCCGTACGACCGAGATCGTGGCGCCGGTCTCCGGCCAGGTCCTGTTCTACGACCGGTGGTCGGGGCGGTATTTCTACAACGACATCGAGACCATCCGCGGCGCCGTCAACGACTTCAACCAGCAGCTCATCCACGACATGTATATGTCGCTGAACGAGTTCTGGGAGAAGGTCAACCTTCCCTCGACCACCTGCGGCGAGCACCTCGGCTGGACCACGGACAACCTCCTCGAGACCGAGATCACCTGGGTCACGATCGAAGGCGAGCGCGTCGCGTTCGTCGACTTCAAGACGCTCCCGATCCCGAAGTACGACCGGAGCTATTGAAGAACTGGCGATCCTTCCGGTGATCCATACGGCAATCCTTACTGGAAGGCCGCCTACCACTACTACACAACAGACCTGAGCGATATTTACGGGGACGGCGAGTGTCCGTGAGCGCATATTGCAAGGACTGTCTCGTCCGCGATTCCTGTGAGCCGGGTACTCCCTGCCGCAGGATGGGCGACCTGTTCCAACTCAACAAATCCCGAGCACCACGAGCGAAAGGCACAACAACCATCATGGCGAACAACTCGAAGGCCACCACCCCCGCCGACGTCGCCGCCAAGGCCGCGGAGGAGAAGCTGGTCGTCCCGGCGCAGGGCGAGAAGGTCACCGAGGAGACCGTCGTCGAGGAGAAGGTCGAGGTCACCACCGAGGAGCCCGCGCTGACCGTCATCGAGGGCGGCAAGAAGTCCCTCAAGGACCGGGTCACGGCCCTGGCCAAGAAGGTCGAGGAGAACAAGAAGGCCTTCATCGCCGTGGGCATCGCGGCCGCCGCTGCCACCGTCGCCGTCGCGAAGGTCGTCGCCAAGCGCTCCGTGGAGAAGGAGCTGGCCCAGGCGGAGACCCCCGACGAGGTCGAGCAGTACGAGGAGATCAAGGACACGGCCGTCGCCGCCGACGTGACCGCTGCCTGACCAACCACCTGACGTCACCAGAGGCGGTGTGCGGGGACCATATTCCTACCACCGCCTCTGTGTGTTTGTCTAAACTGAGAAAGAGGATATTCCCATGGCCGCTGTCATGCGTACCATACGTTACACGACCCTGGACGGTCAGCCGAAGGCCGTCGACTACTGGTTCCAGCTCGGCAAGACCGACGCGATCGAGCTGGACTTCGTCCATCGGAAGAACCCGAAGCAGTACCTGGAGTCCATCGCGGCCAACCAGGAGACCCGGAACCTCATGGAGGTCTGGAAGGACATGCTCTTCCGGGCCGTCGGCAAGCGCAAGATGGGTGAGGACGGCGAGTACATCGTCAAGAACCCGCAGATCCTCGAGGAGTTCGTCGGCAGCGGCGCCTACGAGCAGCTGTTCAACGAGCTGGCCGAGTCCCAGGACGGCGGCGCGGCGTTCTTCCTGAGCATCATGCCGAAGGAGGTCCAGGCGAACGCGGATGCGGAGGCGGCCCGCGTCAACCGCGACTACTCCAACGACGAGCTCCTCGCCATGAGCGACGAGGACTTCTACGCCGTCGCCGGTACCAAGAAGTTCCAGGAGATGGACAAGCGCTTCCAGCTCATCGCGTGGGAGCGACGGGAGAGCGGCCGCCAGTCGGCCTGATCTCCAGAAGTGTGATGGTCGGGGCTGTCAGCCATGGGAACGGCGCACGTAGGGGTCTCACCCGAGCGACGAACCTATAATCCGGATGCTGACAGACGAAACGACAGCCGAGGCCCTGAAAGCCCCCGTGTGGGTAAACATGTGCCCCGACCATCTCATATTTCCCCGGGAGGGAAAAACCGTGGAAGGTTCCAAGAGCGAAGAGTTTGCGGAAGTCCTGGACAGAAACGGAAACGTTATTCACCGGGATTACGAGCTTGACGCTTTCGAGTGGGTTCTGGAACACCCTCTCGATTCGCACATGGTGAAACTCGAAGGTGACGCCGAGCCCATATCCATCGACCAGTGGTCAGTAGAGCTCGACGAATTGTAGGCGCATATTCGGAGGCTGGATCGTGAAGACCAAGCTCAACGGAAACCAGTGCGGCAACTGCAAGCAAACCCACGAGAAGTGCGCGGACAGCAAGAACTGCCCCAAGTGGCGCGTGTCGTATGACGTCTGCGTCGTATTCAGCACGAGACCGCCCAAGCCCGGCTTCAGGGGTGCGGCGGTTTCTCGTTAAGGGACAAACGTCCATATTCCGGAAGGAGGAGCCATGGACGAGTACACCTACCAGGAGCAGGAGACCGAGACAGGTACTCATATCCTGATCTTCAGGGAGGAAGCGGGAGGACACGTCTTCCAGCGGAAGATCTTCGTTCCTGTCTCCGAGTACCACCCGGATGCACTCGCCTGTGTGGTGGACGGAGCTTTCCACGAGCTCTACACCGGCAGCCACAAGAACGTGGTGAAGTGGCTGAACGAGAACCCCGGGAAGGCCAAGATGGTCGGCACCGGCGGCGACTTCCAGATCCTCTCGGTCAGCGAGTACATATTCCACCGCGGTTAGTCGCAAATTTTACAGGGGCTTTAATGAGACCCCTACGAAAGGACCACTGTCATCATGAGCCCCAAGACCAAGATGAAGCTCCTCCAGATCGCCTCGAGCCTCGCTTTCTCGCTTGTCATCGGTTCCACCTACAAGCTGGGAAAGCAGGTCGACGAGAAGATCAAGGACCACTTCACCGAGTCCGAAGAGCCCACCGAGCAGGACGACTGACCGTACCAACTCACTCCCGACCCCCGACAGGGGGTTTGGGTTTTTCGACTCGAGAGGTAGCCCGATGGCTGACGAATTCCCGGGGAACAGCTTCGCTGCGAAGCAGATCAAGGTGACCGAGGAGGGCACGGAGCCCAAGACCAAGGTCGAGAAGGAGAAGCTCGAGCCGGTCATAAACGGCAAGGTCGAGCAGCGCAAGAAGACCCTCGGCGCCCGGTTCAAGCAGCACTTCGTTACCGAGGGGGAGGGCTTCTTCGACCACATCGTCGAGAAGGTCATCATCCCGAAGTCGCTGGAGCTGTTCAACACGATCGTCCGGCAGACCGCCGACGCCTTCGCTCAGGGCGTCGAGGAAGCGCTCTTCGGCGGAAGGACGAATCGGCCCGCTTCTCCGCCCCGTCCGGGACATGGCGCCGTCCACCGCCCCACGACGAACTACAACGGGGTGTCGTCGGCTCCGAAGCCCGCCGCGACGGCATATTTCCAGCCGGTCGTCCGGCGATCCAACGTCGTCAAGGACGTCGTTCTGGAATTCCGCGAGGACGTCGAACTGGTGCTGGACACCCTTCGCGGGGTGATCGAGCGGCATGGGAACTGCACGCTCGGTGACTTCTACGGGCTCGTCGACATCCCGCAGAACCCCGTGGACCAGGAGTGGGGTTGGACCAACCTCGCCAGTGCTCGCTCCCGTGAGGTCAACGGGGGATATCTGGTGGTCCTCCCTCGGCTCGAACACCTCGGTTAGGCGCCCCACCGCCATGACCGGCATAACCAAAAGGGAGTTGATTAAGAAGGCCTACCCCCACAGCAAGACCTGGCCCTCAAGGGTTGACAAGATGCCCGAGGGTCAGGTCACGGCCATATTCTTCAAGCTCAAGAGGGAGGGAAAGATCTGATGTTCCGTTTCGCAGCGGGCGTACTCGTCGGCGTGGTCATCGCTCGACCGCTCACCGGCGCCGTAGGACGGATGGTTCTGCCGTTCGTGGTGGAGAAGACTCTCACCGGCGTGTCCAGGGCTGCGCACTTCGCCGCCGACAAGCTCGACCGATATTCCGAGAAGGAGGGGCGAGGATGACGAACCTCCCCAAGGCTTACAACGAACTGGTGAGTCTCCTCCTCACGGAGGACGACCGCGTCAAGTTCGAGTGGGCCATCGGTGCGGTGTTCAACGGAGGACCGCCCAACATCGTGATCATCCACGGTGGAGCGGGTAGCGGGAAGTCGACGCTCCTGAACATCGTACGGAAGGTGCTGATGGCGCCTACCCGGGTGAACTACGCCCCTCGTGTCGTGTTCCAGCACGACGGTTATTTCGAGACGGACCAGGACACCTACGTCTTCGCCGCGAACAACAACCCCGACAACGGGTTCGAGCCCGGCGCTATCCATATCTTCACCACCGGCGACCGAGTCCCGGTCAACAAGCACTACGTGCTCATGGAGCAGATCAACTCCGAGATCGCTCCCGTCGCCGAGCACTGCATCGACGTCTACCGCAACAACGACTTCCAGGAGAACAACCGATGAGTCTCAAGACTCTGGCCGGTAAGGTGACCGGCACCTTCAGCAAGCAGATCCTCACCATCAAGACCAACTCCCCCGCGATCCTCCTGGGTGTCGGCGTCGTCGGCGTCACCACCAGTGTGGTTCTCGCCTGCCGGGCCACGCTCAAGCTCAGCGACGTCCTCGAGAAGGGCGAGGAGGACCTCGAGAAGGTCAAGACCACTCCCGCCGTCGAGGACGAGGAGGAGCGTTCGAAGGCCAAGTTCGGCGTCCAGCTCCAGACCGCCATCAAGGTCGTTCGGCTCTACACCCCGTCCGCTCTCCTCCTCGGTGCGTCCATCGGCGCCCTCGCCGGGTCCCACGTCATCCTCCAGAAGCGGAACGCCAGCCTCGTCGCGGCCTACACGGTCGTCAGCCAGGGCTTCAAGGAGTACCGCGCTCGGGTCGTCGCCGACCAGGGCAAGGAGAAGGACTTCGAGTACCGCTTCGGCAAGAGCGAGAAGGAGATCGCCGAGGAGGGCAAGAACGGCCCCGAGGTCTCGGTCATCAAGGGCCCGGACCAGGACGACCTCAAGCACAAGACGGAGTGGACCTACGCCCGGGTCTTCGACCGGCACAACCCCAACTGGAGCGACGTCCCGCACCAGAACCAGAACTTCATCCACATGGTCGAGAGCTCGGCCAACCGTCGCCTCATCATCAACGGCTACCTGTTCCTGAACGACGTCTACGAGATGCTCGGCTTCCCGAAGACGCAGGCGGGTCAGCAGGTCGGCTGGGTCGTGAACCCCGCGGAGGGCGAGGGCGACGGCATCGTCGACTTCGGCGTCTGGAACGAGGGCACCTTCAAGGGTGTCGAGTGGATCAGCGGCCAGCGTGACGCCCTCCTGCTCGACTTCAACGTCGACGGCGTCGTGACGAAGTTCTTCCCGAAGGTGTGATCTACGAGATGCTGAGGCATATCCTGTGGGCCGCCATCGGAACCGGCGCGGGTTATTACGTCGCGAAGAAGCACCTGGAGGCTGACTACGAGTCCCGCCTCCGGGACGAGATCGAGGCGACCCGCAAGTTCTACAAGAACATGTACGACGAGAAGCTCCGGCGCGAGACCGCCAAGCTCAAGGACCAGGCCGATATCCTCCGGGAGGCCGTCGAAGAGGTGACCGGCGCCCAGGAGGAGGAAGTCAAGGCGGCCCTCGAGAAGGTCCTGGCTCAGGCGCCCGAGACCTCTGCGGATATTCCGGAACAGGCCACCGAGCCGGAGCCGGAGCCCGAAGAGGAGGAGATGCCGGACGAGGCCGCCGTCGCTCTGGTGAACTACCAGGGTATTTCGGCAGCTTCGGCCGAGCCGGTCGGCAACATCACGAGGTCGTTCGAGAAGGGCCCTGCGAAGGAGCCCGAGCCGGAGATGTCGTACGTCAAGCCCGACGGCCCGCGGGTCATCGACTTCGGCAAGTACGCGGAGAACGGCGGCGACTACGAGCAGCACACGGTCGTCTACTACGCCTCGGACAGCGAGGTCTCCGACGAGAGCGACGCCAAGCTGGACAAGAAGTACGTCGGCGCCCACATCAGCTACGCGAACCTCGCCAAGCTGAACGAGGACAACACCACGATCTATATCCGGGACGACAAGCACCGGATGGATCACGAGGTGATCTGGAGCGCAGGTAGCTACGCCGTCGACGTACTCGGTCAGCAGCCCGAGTAGACAATGGGGTAACGGGTCATGAGCGAACCGCTGGACGAGCTATATTTCAAGTGGCTCTACAGCCAGGTCGCTGACCCCGAGATCCAGGAAGAGCGCCACACGTACTGGAACGTACTTCGGGTGCTCTACACAACGGAGTTCGCTTGGGTGGATAGCGTCGTCAACGACGAGAATCGCATCCACGACGGAAAGGCCCTGCGGATTGAGTTCATCGAGTCCCAGGGCTGGACCGTCGCTGAAGTGGACTCCAACTGGGTCGAAGACGGATGTTCCATGTTCGAACTGATGGTGGGGCTTGCCCGACGGCTGGAATGGCTGGCCGACGGCACGCCCCACTACTGGTTCTGGGTTCTCATGTCGAACATCGGACTCGCGGGGTTCAACGACAAACGACGTCTCAAGAAGGGGTACATCGACGACGTACTCGATAGGGTCATATTCAGGAACTACCAAGCAACAGGACTGGGCGGATTCTTCCCGCTCCAGAATCCGAGGGAAGACCAGCGTGATATTGAGCTCTGGGCGCAGATGAACGAGTACGTTCAGGAACTGCAGGAGTGGGCTGGGTGAAGGGAGGATAATGGATTTCTTTCAGGTTTGCACGAAGGAAGCGCGCGGTAAGTCGGGTACCGTAGAGGTATTTCCTGACTTCATCGTCGGGCGGTCCAAGGATCTGATGATCCGCGGACGTGAGTTTTACGCCGTCTGGAACAAAGAGCTCGGGCTTTGGTCGACCGAGACCTACGACGTCAAGAACATCGTAGACGAAGCGGTCATGGCTGAGGCCGAGAAGCTCAAGGCCGCGGGTGTACCGTGCAACGTGAAACTCCTCCGTTCGCACAACTCCAAGGCCTGGGCGGACTACAAGAAGTACCTCAAGGACGCTAGCGACTCGTTCCATCCTCTCGACATGAAGGTGACGTTCGCCAACACCGAGGTGAAGCGGAACGACTACGTCAGTAAGCGGCTCCCATATTCCCTCGCTGCTGGTGAGATCACCGCTTACGAAGAACTGCTCGACACCCTATATTCTCCCGAGGAACGGGAGAAGATCGAGTGGGCCATCGGAGCGATCATCGCCGGGGACGCCAAGAAGATCGAGAAGTTCATCGTCTTCTACGGCCCCGGCGGTACCGGCAAGTCGACCGTCATGAAGATCATCCAGAAGCTGTTCGGAGGTCTCGTTCCCGACGGGGGATATGTCGAGACCTTCGAGGCCAAGGCTCTGGTCGGGAATGGCCACGCGTTCGCGTTGGAGGCGTTCAAGAACAACCCGCTGGTGGCTATCAACCACGACGGCGATCTCTCCAAGATCGACGACAACAGCAGGCTGAACTCGATCGTCTCCCACGAGGACATGACGGTCAATGAGAAGTTCAAGTCCCAGTACACCATGAGGATCAACGCATTTCTCTTCATGGGTACGAACAAGCCGGTGAAGATCTCGGACGCCAAGTCCGGTCTTATTCGACGGGTCATCGACGTCGTGCCTACCGGTGTGACGTTCGAGGCGGGGCACTACTACGCCCTCATGGACCGAGTTGACTTCGAGCTCGGCGCCATCGCTCAGCACTGCCTCAGCGTCTACAAGCGTCTCGGTCGGAGTTACTACAACGGCTATATTCCCGAGCGAATGATGGCGAAGACCAACGTCTTCTACAACTTCGTCGAGGAGCACTTCGACATCTTCAAGGGGCAGGACTACACGACTCTGTCCCATGCGTGGAAGCTGTACAAGACATACGCCGAGCACGCTGAGCTGGGCTACAAGATGAAGCACCCGGATTTCCGGGAGGAGCTGAAGAACTACTTCGAGGAGTTCCATGAGCGAAAGATGATCGGCGGAAAGCAAGAACGAAGCGTCTACATGGGCTTCTCCATGAAGCGCTTCAGGACTTCGTCGATCCCGGAAACCAGCGGCGAGCCGAAGACATATTCTCTCCTCATGGAGGAGACCGAGTCGATCCTCGACGAGATGTACGCGGGCCTCACGGCTCAGTACGCGAACGCCGAAGGCAACCCGAAACTGTACTGGGACGACAGCGAGCGGATCCATCCCAAGACGGGTGAGCCGTTCATCCCCAAGCCGTCTCAGGTCGTCAGCACGGTCCTCGGCGACCTCGACACCACCAAGCTCCATTTCCTCCAGGTTCCCGAGAACCATATTGTCATCGACTTCGATCTGACGGACGAAGATGGCAAGAAGTCCCGGGAGAAGAACCTCGAAGCGGCAAGCGCCTGGCCGCCCACCTACGGTGAGTTCAGCAAGAGTGGTAACGGTGTCCACCTGCACTACTTCTACGACGGAGACGTCAACGATCTAGCGGCCGTATATTCCGAAGGCATCGAGATCAAGGTGTACTCCGGGAACAGCTCGCTCCGTCGGAAGCTGTCCTACTGCAACAACGTCGCCGTGGCGACCATCAACAGCGGCCTGCCCTTCAAGGAGAAGAAGACGATGCTCACGACCAACAAGCTGAGGAGCGAGCAGGGCCTCCGCAACATGATCACGCGGGCTCTGAACAAGGAGTTCCCGCCGCACAGCACCAAGTCCTCCGTCGACTTCATCAAGAAGCTGATGGACGACGCCTACCAGGCGGGATATCCGTACGACGTCAGCGACATGCGTCAGAAGATCCTGCTGTTCGCCATGCAGAGCAAGAACCAGCCGGAGATCTGCCTCAAGACCGTCGCCAAGATGCAGTTCCAGTCCTCGGAAGAGGCTATGGAGGCGATTGGGACGGCCGATGTCACGGCTGCCGATGAGCGCCTCGTCTTCTTCGACTGCGAGGTCTACCCGAACCTCTTCGTGATCTGCTGGAAGTACGACGGCTCGCCCACCATGGTCGAGATGATCAACCCGACTCCGCAGGAGGTCGAACAGCTCTTCCGGTACAAGCTCGTCGGCTACAACAACCGGCCGTACGACAACCACATCATGTGGGCCCGGATGATGGGCGCGAACAACGAGCAGCTCTACAAGCTCTCGAAGAAGATCATCGAGGAGAAGGACAACAACGCTCTCTTCGGTGAGGCCTGGAGCGCTTCCTACGCCGACGTGTACGACTTCGCCGCGGTGAAGCAGTCGCTGAAGAAGTGGGAGATCGACCTCAACATCCCGCACGTCGAGATGGATATTCCGTGGGACCAGCCGGTTCCCGACGAGAAGATCAAGGACGTCGTCAAGTACTGCGGGAACGACGTCAACGCTCTCGAGGTCGTCTTCCACCACCTCAAGCAGGACTTCATCGCTCGTCAGATCCTGGCGGACTTGAGCGGCCTCACGGTCAATCACTCGACCCGTCAGCACGTCATGCGGATCCTGTTCGGCAACGAGCGGAATCCGCAGGGGTCGTTCGTCTACACGGACCTCTCAGAGATGTTCCCGGGGTACGAGTTCAACGAGTACGCCAAGATCGACAAGAGCACCTACCGCGGCGTCTCGGTCGGCGAGGGTGGTTTCGTCTACGCGGAGCCCGGGATCCACGAGAACGTGGCCCTCCTGGACGTCGCATCGATGCACCCGACCTCGATCCAGGAACTCAACCTGTTCGGTCCGTACACGCCGAAGTTCTCCGCGATCATGGAGGCCCGTCTCTCGATCAAGGACGGTGACTTCGACTACGCGAAGAAGCTCCTGGAGGGCAGGCTCGAGCCGCATATCGAGGCGATCGAGCAGGAGGCCACTCAGGCCCACATGGACGGGAAGTACGAGTCCGTCGAGAAGGCCAAGAAGGCGCTCTCGAAGCCTCTCGCCGACGCGATGAAGCTGGTCATCAACTCGACCTACGGCTACACCGCTGCCAAGTTCCCGAACCCCGCCAGGGACCCGCGGAACAAGGACAACATCGTCGCCAAGCGAGGCGCCCTCTTCATGGTCGACCTCCTCCACGCGGTACAGGAGCAGGGGTTCACGGTTGCTCACATCAAGACCGACTCCATCAAGATCCCGAACGCCACCCCCGAGATCATCGACTTCGTGATGAAGTTCGGCGAGAAGTACGGATATTCGTTCAAGCACGAGGCCACCTACTCGAAGATGTGCCTGGTAAACGATGCCGTCTACGTCGCCTACAAGTCGTACGACGCCGATGGGAAGACCGGCTGGACGGCCACCGGTGCGGAGTTCAAGCACCCGTACGTCTTCAAGACGATGTTCACCCACGAGCCCATCCGCTTCCAGGACCTGTGCGAGACCAAGCAGGTGCGGAACGGCGGCGCCATGTACCTCCGCTACACCCACGCGGACGGCACGGTGGAGGACCACCACGTCGGTCGCTCGGGCTCGTTCCTCCCGGTCAAGAACGAGGGACATGAGAGGCTTACGGGCCGTGAACTCCTGGTCATCAAGGGTGAAGGCGAGGCCCAAAAGGTCAGCGCCGTCCAGGGCACCAAGGGATATCTCTGGGTCGAGTCGGAGATGGTCCGCGAGATCTACGGCGACGTCCTTGACCGCATGACCTTCGAGCGTCTCGAGGACGCTGTCGAGGGCACCGGATCGCTGGTGGACTTCGTCGACATGGCATATTTCGCCAACGTCGTCGAGGACGCGGCTCAGTCGATCGCGGAGTTCGCCCGCAACGAGGAGGACCCCGAGGACACTCGTATGACCTACGAGGAGTTCGTCGCCTGAGATGAGCGATATTCCATGGGAGAACGGCTTTGATCCCGTGGCGTTCGCTGAGAAGTGGATCGAAGAACACCCCGAATGCCTCCGGCCATATTTGGAGGCACTGAGAAGAAAGGAAGAACGTGAGTCGGAACGTCTTCGAGAACAACCAGCCGGAGACCTCCCAGGAGGACAGCAGGGCGGTGGGTGACTCGCCGCATATCCTTCTGCCGCCTCTGGCCGAGGGGTACCACTACGAGCTCCTGAGGCTCCCCAGCGGCCGCATGGCCGTCGTGACGGTGGGACCGTGATGCCGAACAACGACGAGACCCGCATCAACTTCGACAAGACCGTATCGCTCCGCAGTGAGTCGGGCGAGCTTCTCGGGGAGGCGTTGGTGACCATGCGTCACGGGGACATCATCATCTCCGCCGAGATCAACCCGAACACCAGCTTCGCCCGGAAGCTCATGGCGGCGGAGGGTTCGTTCAGCATCCGGACCGACGAGCCGCCCACCACTGAGATCGACTACAGCGTCTTCGAGCAGTGACCGTCCATATCCATGGGCCTGAGGAAGGCGCGGGCTTGGCTTGTAACGAGTCCCGCCTTCCCGATGGCTCCCTCAGAGGAGCGTGTATGGCCGAGAGCCATATTCCGGAACACGTGATCGACGAACAGTCCTCCATGGGGTTGCTCCATGCAGCCATACAGGACGGGCTGATCGCAGCGGCAGACGCAGCCCACGAGGCGGTCATGCAGCAGATCGAAGAGGACATCGCTGGCGGTACGGATCACTTCATCGGACTCGCCGGTCTGACCCGGGAAGTCCTGGAGACCGACGCCGAGGACCACATCATCAGAGGAACGGACTGACATGGCGTACACCGAACACGGCCACCACATACCCGGCACCCTCCGAGGGGAGGGCGTGGTCAAGGCACCGGCGCCCAAGCGCTGTGGAGGGATGACCCTCTGTGCCCAGTGCAAGCAGGACGCGGAGAACTACATGACGTCCATCGTCGGCACCGGCGAGAACTTCCAGGCCAAGGCCAAGGAACTCGTCAAGCAGTACATCGACGCCCGCAACCTCGCGGACGGCAAGGACTACGAGCTCTACGTGCCGTGGTTCAGCAAGACCCTCCAGAACTGGAAGGCGACCGTGGGCACCACGCTCCCGGACGGCTACTACTTCGAGGTCACCTACAACGGGGACAAGCGGGAGGCATACCTCGACTTCTACGTCAAGCGGGACAACTTCCGAATCCCCGACTGAGGAGGATATTCCAAGGTGGTCGTTTTAGAGAAGCTCAACTGGATCGGGGAAGTCCCCGTGACGGAGAGGCACCCTGAGGGTAAGGGTGATGTGGTAGCTGTGGCTAAGGTTGAGAAACTGAAGTCAGGAGCCGTTGTTTACCACATCAACCTCAGCAAGCAGTCGTCCGATATTCTCCGCCGGGGGTTTTCCCTGGGAGAACTTCCGATCACCGAAGAAGACGAGGGGGAAGCATGAGCAAGCGGTTCAAGCTGAAGCTGGACATGGGACCGGGTATCGACGACTGCGACGTCGGGTGGATGGAGGTCACGCCTTCGGGGATGATCCTGGAGGTCTACATCGAGAACGACGTCGCCAAGATGTCCAGCGGCGCCTACAACGACTTCCGTTGTACGACGTGCGCTCAGGACGTCTGCATCAAGGACCTGGTCACCCCGGGAGCGGACGACTGCCTGTGCTGCAAGTCCAACCACGGGCGGATGAACCCCAACGAGGTCCGGGCCAAGTCCGAGCCCGGTAAGACCGATTAGGGTTCTAGTCACGGGTAGTCAGCTGTGGACGGACAAGGCCTTCATATTCGAGGAACTGGACTGGATCTTCGAGACGTATTTCCTACCGTCCGAAGACGAGAAGTTCATCCTCGTCCATGGGGCCTGTCCGAACGGAGCTGATGCGTTCGCCGAGGAGTGGGGGAGGCTGAGGAAGAGCGTCCTCCCCCATCTCATCGATATTGAACGACACCCCGCGGACTGGAAAGGTCCACGCAAAAGAGGGGCTGGCTACGCACGCAATGCGGAGATGGTCAAACTCGGCGCGGACCTCTGTCTGGCCTTCATCCTTGATGGATCGAAGGGCTCAACACACTGTTCCGAACTGGCCGAGAAGGCCGGTATCGAGACGATATTCCACAGGAGAACAACCAGCATGAGTCAACTGGCACGCCGTACGTCCGGCGCCATCGTCAAGCGGGTCGAGGACCCGATCACCCTCGAGGACATCCGGATCATCTGGAAGAACTTCGCCGGTGAGAAGCGGCTGTTCAACGAACAGGGCAAGCGGAACTTCTCCATCCCCCTCGACGAGGCGCTCGCCCTCCAGCTGCGTGAGATCGGCTGGAACATCAAGGACAACGGCCACAAGGTCGAGCAGGGGCAGCCGCTCGACTACCACATCCCGGTCACCGTCAAGATGGACGCCCGGATCCCTCCCCGGGTCTTCCTGATCGTCCGGTCCAAGAACATCCGCATCCCGCTGGACGAGGACACCATCGGCCTCCTGGACACCGCCGAGCTCGACACGGTCGACGTGGTGCTGCGTCCGTTCAACTGGGACGTCAACGGCAAGCAGGGCGTCGCCGCCTACCTGAAGCTGATGTACGCCACGCTCCAGGAGGACCCGCTCGACCTGAAGTACGCGCACATCCCGCTGGACGGCGAGTCGACGGAGAACGTCGACGGCCTCATCGAGAAGTACTCGGGTGACGACGTCCTCGAGGGCGAGGTCGTCTGGGAGTACGAGGACGACGGATCCGAGCGCAAGGCCATCGAGGCGTGATCAACCGAAAACCGTCAACGCTCTACAACAGGAGGTAACCCCATGCAGTCGTGGTGGGACGTCATATTCATCATCGGCGTCAGTGTCTTCATCGTCGTGGCCGCGGTCGCCATCGACGCGCTGAGGGACTACGTCGAGCAGAAGAACGCCGAGCGGATCAAGCGGAAGGAGGAGAAGGAGAAGTTCGACGCTTGGGCCTTGCGTATGCTCACCATCGCCGGTCTGCACAAGAACGCCCACGCCATCTACCGACGTGAGCAGGGGTCACACCGCCGCGTGAGGGTCTGACGATGGAGCCCACCCCGCTTGAGTACATCGCGGCCCACGGCATCCTGTTTGTCGTCATGGTGTTCCTCATCGGCTTCGCTGTGATCGGCATATTCGCAACGTACGAGGAAGTCACCTTCCGGATCCGACGGCACAGATATCGGAAAGCACACGATCTGCGACGGAGGCCCAAATGGGCAAAAAATCCGAGGACGAGGCGTTAGAGGACACGGCTGCCTTCATGGACTGGCTCGAGTGCCTCGACGCTCAGCTCATGCGAGACGCCATCAGGCCCAACGAAACATATTGGGCCGCGTACCAGTACTTCGACAGCGCTCCGTGGAAGCCGCTCAACCCGCGGGAGTTCCTCCAGTTCTGGGGAATCCTGTCGGACGAGGAACGACTCATGGTTCTGCTGGAGATCGGATAGGGGAGGGACATGGACGCAACACCGTCCGTATTCTGGCGCCGGAGCTATCGTGTCCAGGCGGTCAGGATCACCAAGGACAACATCCTCGAGATCGCAGAACACCTCGGTCTCGACTACAGCGAAGAGCCCAACCAGTTCGGCGAGGACAAGACGACGCCGGTACCTCACATCACTTCGGTGCGTAAGGGGTACGGCTTCATCGGTGACTGGGTCGTGGTCTACAGCAACGACGACTTCAAGTTCTTCCCGGACAAGGAGTTCGCCGAGAGGTTCCGTACCCACTCGGAACAGCTGGCCGCGGACGAGAAGTACGCCAAGGTCTTCCAGATCGTGGTGGCGGCACTTCAGATCCAGGCTCAGGCCTCGTTCCACGGCGACACCGACGGGATGGACCTGGTCGCGATCGAGACGACCAAGAAGCTCCTCGAAGAACTCTGAGCACGACGTCCTGTAGGCGCAAGACGCAAAAAGGCGCCCCCTACCTACCCACACACCCACATATTCAGGAGCACCTAATGGTGAACCTCGTACCGAAGTACTACATCAACGATCCCGAGACCGAAGCTCTTCTGCCGAGCGGGGCTCATCTCGCCGACGGAATGCGAGTGCTTCTTCAGTCCTCCAACCTGAAGGTCGACATCGACCGAAAGCTCGAGAACTGGGAGATGCACCGAGCCCTTCAGCGCAACCGCTGGGCCGTGATCTCCGACGTCAAGGTGTCCACCGAAGGCGGCAACGAGATCGTCAGCTTCGTCGCCACCTACGACGACGGAAGCCAGCTCAAGGACACCTGGAGTACCTCGTACGCCTGGTACGTCAAGAAGGACACGTTCCCCTCTGACGACCCGCAGGAGGAGAAGCGCGAGAAGGTTCAGCTGTACCTCATGGCGACCATCATGGACACCATGCAGATGATGATGTCGGAGGGGCTGACCGAGGATGAGAAGACCACACAGCTCACCGAGATCGTCGACAAGGCCACGGCCCAGATTCTGGACGTTCTCTGATGGGATATTCCCTGAAGAGACTTCCCGGTCGGAGGCGGGTGTGGTGGACACAGTTCTGAACCAGCAGATGCGTCCGGTATTTCCCGGGGAACCGGAAGAGGTCCGACGTCGTCTCAGGGCTCCATATTCCGATACATGGACTCACGTCCTCATCGGAGAGACCATGCAGGTCGTCACCATCTCCGAGTACGTCTATCAGGAGAAGTGGGACTTGGTCGTCAAGCAGCTCGAGGAGCTGGTCAGGAAGGCTCAGCTTCCGATGTACCAGCGCGACAGCAACCGCATGAAGTCGCATATCCTCATGTCTGCCAAGCGCATTCTCCAGACTGCCGAAGAGGGGGACAAGTAGTGGTAATCAACCAGACTTACCGCAGGAAGACGTTCACGGTCCAGGCGATACAGGTGACCGTGGACAACATGAAGGGTCTCGCCGAGTGGTGCGGCGGGGACGTGATCGTCTACTTCCCCGATATTCACAAGCAGTCGGGGGACTACCGCGCCGGACAGACCTGTGTCGAGGTCACCATAGGAGAGGTGAACGGGCGCAAGCAGAAGGCCCGTGCATATCCCGGTGACTGGATCACCAAGCTGTACGACACCGAGAACTTCCGGGTCTACAGGAACAAGACGTTCCTGGAGGCCTTCGAGGAGGTCCGTTCGGAGATGGAGAAGCGCGAGAAGGTCATGGAGCTCATGGAGCGAGCTCTGACCGTCAGCGGCCCGGACCTGGACTTCTTGATCAACACCTTCACCGACAAGGTGATGGACGTCTTCTCGTAACACATATCTGAAAAGGGGGAGGTATGGACTACCTCATAGGTGCCAAGTGGCCGTTGTGGGTTCTCGGGTTCGTCGCGGTGGTGGTGATCGCTGACGAGATCTGGTTCCGCTGGGAGAGACGCAATGTCGCTCTTGCCAACCGGCACCACGTCTACAAGCCCGAACCGCCGGAGTTCATCGACGAAGACGAACTCTGCGTGATCTCGAACGACACCGATGAGGTCGTCTTCACGGGTTCGCCCGCGGCGGTCTACGACTGGTTGCAGATCTATCAGGGCATGAGCACCTTCGACATCTACAACCGCGGGACCGTCAAGACCGTGACAGCCGCATATTTCAAGTCCAAGTACGTCGAGTAGGGGGAACCGTGGAGTTCAACGAGGACGTCAAGATCCTGGCGGCCTTCATGCAGGGACCCGACACCGAGACCTACGGCAGGATGATCGGCTTCTTCAGCGTCCCCGGGAAGTACCTCCACCCGCGGGAGCTGATGCGCTTCAGGACCTCCATGACCGACGAGGAGTGGATCGACTTCAAGGTCGAGTTCTGGAGCCACATGGTCACCACCGGGCGGGTCGCTGCCGCGGTCGTCTAGGGGTGGGGACAGGAGTGTGAGGCAGGGGTAGGGGTCTTCGGGCCTCTGCTCCTGCCTTACACGGTAGTTCATTTTTCGAACGTCACAGCAGTAACACGCAAGGAGCACAGCATGACCAACGAACCGATCTTCCAGAAGCTGGCCGCTGAGTACGCCGCATCTGGGAAGCCCTACGAGCGCATGACCGCCCCGTACCTCTCGCCGGTGAGGCCCCTGGGCGCCGCCAAGCAGCCGCTGATGGACACGCCGGTCTACGGCCCCAACGAGCACCTGGACGGCCCGTACAAGGCGCCTCTGCCCAAGCGCAACCTGGCCCACCTCATCCAGATCCCGGAGCCCGACCCGGCGATCACCAAGCACTTCCAGGAGTTCATCAGCACGGCGCCTCTGGAGATCCTCCAGGGCACTCCCGCGGGGTCTTTCATCCGCAACATGCAGCCGGTCCGTACGGAGGACGGCGGGATCGCTCTCGAGGCTGAGGTGGCCATTCCCGTGGGCGACCAACGCGAGCGGGAGAAGGAGATGGTCCCTCCGATCGTGCGGGCCCTGGGGCAGAAGGCGGAGCAGATGAAGGGGGTCGTCCCTCAGCTCGCGATCGTCGACGAACTCCAGCGCTTCCAGGCGACGGGCCTCGTGGACCCCATCACCCAGTACGAGATCGATGAGGAGGCCGTCAGGTCGGTCCCGGAACCGATCAGCTACGACGAGGTGGTCGAGCTCGTCAACAAGCACCAGGGTGTCGTCCTGACCAAGACCATCACGGTCGCGGAGCTCATCGACGGCAGGACGTCGGCGGACATCATCCAGGAACTCGGACAGGAGTTCGCCGAGAACTACCCCACCGCGGCTGTCGCGGAGGTGAACGTGGGCGAGAAGCTGAACGGCGACATGGTGGTCACCGTCAGAGGGACGCTCATATCCGAGGAGGACACCACGAGCAACACCACCAACCCGGAGCAGACTGACGAGTCCGTGAACGCTGCTTCCACCGAAGAGACCGACGAGGACGACGAGCCCGTGATCCTCGCCCCCAACTTCTGGAAGATCCGCGATGAGGAGTAAGCAGTCATGGCCGTTAGTCTCTACCCGCACCAGCAGGAAGCCGTCAAGAACCTCTCGAACGGCAAGATTCTCTGGGGTGGGGTCGGGACTGGTAAGTCGATAACTGCGGCCGCGTACTACGTTCAGAAAGAAGCCCCGCGTGACGTCTATGTGATCACGACGGCGAAGAAGAGAGACTCGTTCGACTGGGAAGACGAGTTCCTCAAGTTCGGTGTAGGCGATATTCGCACGCCCACTACGGGCAGGCTGATGGTCGACTCATGGAACAACATCGCCAAGTACAAGAACGTCCGCGGGGCCTTCTTCATCTTTGACGAACAGCGCCTCGTAGGTAGTGGTGCCTGGGCGAAGGCTTTCCAGTTCATAGCGAAACCTCAGAACAACAACCGCTGGATCCTGCTCAGTGCCACACCCGGCGACACGTGGATGGACTATATTCCCGTGTTCATCGCCAACGGCTTTTACAAGAACCGGACAGAGTTCATTCGGGATCATGTCGTGTACAGCAGCTACACCAAGTTCCCGAAGATCGAGAAGTACATCAACACGGTCAAGCTTCAAAGGCTTCGCAACAGCCTTCTGGTCCACATGCCGTACGAGCGGCACACCACCAGGGTCACGCAAGAGATCGAGGTGGAGTACGACCAGGAATTGCTCGACAAGGTCATCAAGGACCGCTGGAACCCGTACGAGGACAGACCTATCAAGAGCCTCGCGGAGTTCTTCTACACCATGCGCAAGGTCGTGTACTCGCATCCGTCGCGCCTTCAGGTGGTCCGAGAGAAACTCGTCAAGCACCCCAAACTGATTGTGTTCTACAACTTCGACTACGAACTGGAGATGTTGCGCACGCTCTCCAAGGACATCACCGTAGCGGAGTGGAATGGACACAAGCACGAGGAGATCCCGAAAACGGATCAGTGGCTGTACCTCGTGCAGTACACCTCCGGCTCAGAGGGCTGGAACTGTATTGAGACGGATGCGACGTTGTTCTACTCGCTGACGTACTCGTACAGAGTCTTCCATCAAGCACACGGACGCGTGGACCGTTTGAACACTCCGTTCACGCTTCTCCGTTACTACGTGTTGATGGCGGACGTCGCTATCGAACGAGCAGTGAAGAAGGCACTGGTGAGCAAACACAGCTTCAACGAAGTCAAATTCGTGAAGGAATTCAAGGCTGTGAGGCTCGCCGCATAGCTTGAGGCACTAGTCATTTCGTGCTGCAGAAGTGGCAAGTACGTGACTAATGAGCGTCTAGAAGTGACTAGTGTCGTCGTGGGATGGGGCTGTTCGGGTGAATGGGGTGATCGGCACCAGCTGTGCTAATAGTACAAACTGGTCGCCGGTCCCCCGCTCATTAGTCACTTCCAACCGCGATTAGTCACTTGCTCGAACGATATGACTACCGAAATGGCGACCAGATTTACACCCAAATGTCGGAATCGGATTTTTCGATGTTGCAGGTCAGAGCGTTGACCTAGTTGCCATTAGTCATTTAGTCATTTACTTTTACAACTCTTGCGCAAAAAAAGAGAACAGATATCGAGAGTGTAAAAGTAAAAAGAGTTTGCGAAACGAAGTGGCAAAATGACTAACGGAGTCAACTTCTTGCAAAGTGTCGCAAGATGTCCGTTTCAGGGGTTGGGACCCTGGAAACAAACACTGGTACAACCAAGAAAGTGATCGGGTGGGGCACATGCTGGGTGAGTGGGTTGCAATCAAGGAGTTCCCTGGGTATTCGGTGAGTGACACTGGACTGGTCCGTAACGACGAAACCGGCTACCTCATGAGTAGGTTGGCCAACCAGGGTGGAGTGGTCCACGTCGGACTGACCAAGAACCGGACGCTGTACAAGAGGTCGCTTCCTCTGTTGGTGGCGAACGCGTTCATACCCAAGCCGGATCCCGAACGCTTCATGGGATTCGACACACCCATCAATCTCGATGGGAACCGCTTCAACAACCACGTCCACAATCTCATGTGGCGCCCCCGCTGGTTCGCGGTCAAGTACTTCCTTCAGTTCCAACAGGATGCCCCCAGCATCCCGAGGCCTGTCCAGATCATCGAAAGCGAGATCACCTTCAAATCATCGTGGGAGGCAGCAACCACTCTCGGCGTGTTCGACCGTGAGATAGCCGTATCGGTAATGACGAAGAACTACGTGTGGCCGCTGTTCCAAAGGTTCTGTCTGTTGTCCTAGTGGGCGCAGATATTACATCAACCAGAAAACACGCGCTATGATAGAAGGGATAGGATACGCCTTTGGTTTTCAACGGGACAGGAGGGAAGCGTGCTGGAGCGGGACTACCAGAAGACGCTCATTGCTAAACTCGAGCGCTTGTTCCCCGGCTGCTTCATCCTCAAAAATGACCCGGGCTACTTGCAAGGTGTGCCGGACCTCTTGATTCTTCATGGGGACCGGTGGGCCATGCTCGAAGTCAAAGCCAAAGCGAATGCTGCGACTCAACCGAATCAGGCGTACTACGTCGATCTGTTGAGTCGTATGTCTTTCGCGGCTTTCATCGACCCTTCGAACGAACAGGACGTGCTCGATGCTCTCTCCAGAGCTTTCCATGGAGTGGCACTCCCATCCGAGGCTTGAGGGCTCACACGCCGTTCTGAGCCCTTCGAATTACCACTGGCTGAACGACTCCGAGGAGAAACTTCTGGCTCGTCTGGCGAACGCTGAAGCGGCCGCAAGAGGTACCAGACTCCACGACCTGGCAGCCAGGAACATCGCAGACGGAATCACCCTCGCCATGGACGGGCGTTACCCGGTCATCGCGCGATACGTGAACGACGCGATCAAATACGAGATGGTACCTGAGCAGATGCTCATGTACTCGATGTACTGCTACGGCACTACGGACGCCATCTCGTTCGACGCTGGGGAGATGTTCCTTCGGATCCACGATCTGAAGACAGGCGTCAGTAAAGCGTCGTTTGACCAGCTGTATGTCTATGCTGGTCTGTTCTGTCTCGAGTACGACTTCAAGCCATTCGAGGTCCAGGGTCAACTTCGCATCTACCAGCACGAAGAGCCGGAGTACTGCGACGTTGATCAGGGATACTTGGCGTGGGTCTACGACCGAATCCGTACGATCAACGCCATCGTCGAAAGCAAGATGGGAGCCTAGGCTTGATCATCGACGAAGAAGAGCGCGACGCCATCAAGCACTACGGCATCCGTCGACGTTCCGGTCGGTACCCGTATGGGTCCGGCAAGGAAGACTCACAGAAGTACCCTTGGGAAGCAGGTGAGACACCCGAGGAAAGGGCTGGTGCATTCCAGTCCATCATGAAGGACCTTCGTCGTCAGGGTCTGAAGGACAAGGAGATTGCCGCGAGTTTCGGCATGACCCAGTCCGAACTTCGCACCACCATCTCACAGGCCAAGGAAGCGAAAAAGGCCGCCGACATCGCACAAGCCAAGGCGATGAAGGAGCGAGGACTTTCCAACGTCGCCATCGGCAAGAGGATGGGTATCCCCGACACCACGGTGGGTAACCTCCTTCGGGAAGGTGCAGAGGACAAGGCAAATATCCTCTCCTCCACCGTTGCGATGCTGGAAGAGCATGTCGGCAAGCACAAGTACGTCGACATCGGCAAGGGTGTCGAACTCCACCTGAATATCAGTCACGAGAAGCTTCGGGACGCCCGTCGTCTTCTCGAGAGTGAGGGGTACAAGACCCAGTACGTCAAGGTGGAACAGCTGGGTACCGGCAAGTTCACTACCTACAAGGTGCTCACCGCTCCTGGTACCTCTTGGAAGGAAACCAACGAGGCCATCCAGAGAGGTGAGCTGCATCAGATTCGTGTCCGGTCCAGTGACAAGGGCCGCACGTACGATGCCATACAGCCGCCCATCTCCATCGACCCCAGTCGTGTGAAGGTCCGCTATGCAGAAGAAGGCGGAACCGACGCTGACGGCGTGATCTACGTTCGTCGTGGAGTCAAGGACGTCTCCCTCGGCAAGTCGAACTATGCTCAGGTGCGTATCGCCGTTGGCGGTACTCACTACCTCAAGGGCATGGCGATGTACAACGACGATATGCCCAAGGGTGTCGACCTCGTCTTCAACACGAACAAGAAGAACACCGGCAACAAGCTCGACGCCATGAAAGAGATGAAGGTCGACAAGGAGACGGGCAAGGTCGACAAGGACGACCCGTTCGGTTCCATGATCGACGATCAGATCTACCAGAAGAACGCTGACGGCTCGTTCGTTCGCGATACCTTCGGGCGCAAGGTTGTCGAGTCGGCGATGAACATCGTCAACAAGGAAGGTACCTGGGACACTTGGGCCAAAACCCTGTCGTCTCAGATGCTGTCCAAGCAGAAGCCGAACCTCGCCAAGGAACAGCTTGCTCTTGCTCGTGAGAGCAAGGAACGAGAGTTCCGCGAGATCATGGCATTGAACAACCCGAGCATCAAGAAGCACCTGCTCGAGAAGTTCGCGGACTCTGCCGATTCAGCGGCTGTCCATCTCAAGGCGGCTCACCTTCCTCGACAGGCGACCAAGGTCATCCTGCCTGTCAACACCCTGAAGAACGACGAGATCTATGCACCCACCTTCCGTGATGGCGAAGTGGTTGCACTCGTTCGCTTCCCTCACGGGCACATCTCCGAGATCCCGCAACTCAGGGTCAACAACCGTCATGCCGATGCCAAGAAGCTTTTGGGTCGGGCACCCGATGCGGTCGGTATCCACCACTCGGTGGCCGAGCGTCTGTCTGGTGCGGACTTCGACGGCGACACTGTTCTGGTCATTCCCAACAACCAGGGCAAGGTGCGAAACGCGCCCCCTCTCGAGGGCCTCAAGGGGTTCGACCCGCAATCCGCATTCCCTCCGTACGACGGTATGCGTACCATCGATGGAGGTACGTACAATGCGGCTACTCGGAAGACTGAGTTCCGAGAGGGTCAGAAGGCCAACCCCAAGGCCAAGGGTATGGAGATGGGAAAGATCTCCAACCTGATCACCGACATGACTACGCTTGGTGCACCTGACGACGAGATCGTTCGTGCAGTCAAGCACTCCATGGTGGTGATCGATGCCGAGAAGCACAAGCTGAACTACAAGCTCTCGGCTCAGCAGAACGGCATTCCTGCCCTTGTCAAGAAGTACCAGCCCAGGCCTGCGGGCAAGCCTGATGGTGGTGCGTCCACCCTCATCTCCAAGGCTACGTCTCAGGAAAGGGTACTGGACAGGAAGCTCAGGTCTGTCAAGGACGGCGGCCCGATCGACCCCAAGACTGGGAAGCTGGTCTATGTACAGACCGGTGCTGAGTACCACACAGGCAAGAAGAAGACTGAGAAGTCGACCAAGCTTGCCGAAACAGATGACGCGTTCACACTCGTCTCTGACCGCAACACCAAGATCGAGCGCGTCTATGCTGAGCACTCGAACAGTCTGAAGGCCCTTGCCAACCAGGCAAGGCTTGCGTACCTCGACATCAAGGACTTCGAGTACTCGCCCTCGGCAAACAAGCAGTTCGCCAATGAGGTCAAGATGCTCAACGCCAAGTTGGGCGAAGCCCTCATGAACGCCCCCCGTGAGCGACAGGCACAGGTCCTAGGGAACGCGGTCTATAGGCGTAAGCTCGAAGCCAATCCCGACATGGAGGACTCAGAGAAGAAGAAAGTCAAGGCCAAGGCCCTTGCCAATGCACGCGATCAAGTGGGTGCTGGTAAGGACAAGATCGACATCACGGCAGAAGAGTGGACCGCTATCCAGGCTGGTGCTATCAGTAAGACCATGCTGGAGAAGATCCTCGACAACACTGACGTGGACAAGATCAAGGAACTGGCCACGCCTCGTGACAAGCCGGTCATGGACGCAGCCATGAAGAGTAGGGCTCTTCTCCTCCTTCGTGGTGACAAGTACTCACTGGCTGATGTAGCCGATCAGCTGGGCATCTCGGTGTCCACTCTCAGGGCTGGACTGAGTGGAGTAGACTCATGAGCGACACCAACTACCTACTCAGTACCGAGGACAATCCCTACAACCCACACACTCACTGGGATGACTGGTGGACATGGGACTTCCCTAGGTACGACTCACTCGGCCTACTCGGTCGAGTAACACGAACGTCCGACGAACTTCCTCCTCACCTCGAAGAGCAAGCAATCGATGACGCGATTAACGAGATCGTGGAAGAGAACGTGTCGGGCGTTCACATCAAGGTCGCCGAAGATTACAAGCCTACGGTGGCCGCGTAACACAGACCGGTCCGAGGTCAGCTGTCTCATCTAGTCGTCTTCCCCCCGACAACTAGGTGCTTCCCATCCAGCTGGCCTCGGACCACTCCATCTACAGGTTCTCTCCCTTTTTGCCTTCACGATCAAGGTAGGGGGGAGGGGTCCGCAAATTTTGACCCCCCTCTGCATCGCCCGCCT